GCGCCCGACGCGCTTATTTGTGCCACCTTGTACCACTTCCTACCACTATATACCCTAAACCCTAACATACCGCCCTGTCTGGCGAACATCTGTTCTATTTGGTCTGACCCTAGAACCTAACACGCCTGCGCGGGTCGGGATATTCTGATGGTCGCCCCTTGTAGGGGTGTGTGAGGATATAGGGACAGGGGGAGAGCACGAGTACTCATACCAGACTGACCCTAGAACCTAACACGCCTACTAGAACAGGTGTTCTATTCCTACTGACCCTAGACCCTAACACATCCCCCATAGGGAATAGGCAGAGCGGGGGTAGGAGTCCCCGCCCTGCCTTGTATCTAGTGTATCCCTAGTATCCTGCCTCTTTGAGGAAGTCTAGGAACTTTATGGTTGCCGCCGATTTCGTGTAGAAGTAGTAGACCTGCTTTACATAGTCTCCCTGATCGGAGATATAGGTCAGTACCCACGAGCCGTTGGCATTCTTGTATACGCTGATGTCTCTCTTGTATGCCATACCTTGTGCCTCCTATCTTGTGGAGAGGATCTCTCTCCTACCATATACCCTAAACCCTAACATACCGCCTGTCAAGCCCTGACCCTAGAACCTAACACATCTAGACAACAGGAGCGAGCAGGGGGCTCTCTTGTCCCCCTGCTCCCTTGCCTGCCCCGCCTTTATACGCGGGGTGTGTTGTTAGGCTCGCGCTACGCCTTGCCGTACCACGCTCTGATGGCGGCTGGTTGTGTGGCTGTACTTCTCCGCTGGTACAACCCACTCCCCGCGCTTTGTGTACCACGCGATCGGTGTGGCGTAAGAGTAGACAACATATGCCAACTCTCCCGCCGTTGCGTCTGCTAGGTACAACTCTGCCGCCCTGCCGTAGATTTGCCCTGTACCGCTTGGGCTGCGGGTTGCCCAGATGCTGTTGCCTCTAAACTCTGCCCGCTGTGCCACCTTACCAATGGCATCGTGCCGTGTAGTGTATCCCATTTGTTGCCTCCTACTTTGTGGAGAGATTGTCTCTCCTATCATATACCCTAAACCCTAACATACCCGCCAGCCCCGCTATTGTCTGGCTCGTGCGTGATCTACTTAGTCCATATATCCTCCTTCTCTTTCTTTCCTACCATATACCCTAGATCCTAACAGAGCAACCTGCCCCTAAACCCTAACACATCCAATAGATAAAAGCAAGAGGAGCCAACCCCGTCGGGCTGGCTCCTCTTGATCGGGCTGATTCTGGCTCCCCCGTCGGGATAACCCTCCTCGCCGCCCTACGACTCCCAGACTTACAGCGTCTGCCCTAGTCGCCATCGCGTTGCCGTGCCTCTCTTCATCCCGCAGTTATGGTCGCGGCTGACTGATCGCTCGTCTAACAGCCTCACCATCGGTGGAGAGTTCCTAGGATCTCTCCTCCTAACATATACCCTAGATCCTAACAGACCTAGTGTATCTGCTGGTTGAGAGGGATTCTATCCCCTCTCTTCCTACTATATACCCTAGATCCTAACAGACCACTATGACCCTAGAACCTAACACATCAAATAAAACAAAATAAAATAGAACAAATGTTCTATTCGGTGTGTTAGCATCTAGGGTCGGGGGGAGAGTCGCCCCTCCCCCCTTCCTCCTAGAAGTGTGGATCTAGGTAGTCTTGCCCGATCCCGATTGCGAGATAGTGCCCGCCCAGTTCGCCGTGATACCCATACTTTTCGTCGTACTTGATCTTGGCTCGGTGAACATTCTGACCACGCTTGATTACCGCGTACTTGACCCCGATACCCCACTTCTTGCTCTTGCGCCCGTTAGCGTACGGGATCAGTTCCGTGATCTCGTATGCGTATGAGTCTGACCCTACGCACAGGGTGGCAGGCATCCCTACCGCGATCTCCGTTTGTTTCATCTCCTACCTCCTATCTTTCTGAGGGGTGTTTCCCTCACCATATACCCTAAACCCTAACAGACCTATCTGACCCTAGATCCTAACACACCGCTGAAATACAAACAGAACAGATGTTCTATATTCAGGGTATTCGTAGGCGTGTTAGATTGTAGGGTCGGGGGGAGGTCGCTCCTCCCCCCTTTCCCCCTAGTTCTTTCGGTTTTCCAGTTCCTTCCAGATGATTTCGCGCATCATATACCAGACCCAGTACTGCTTGTCGTCCTTGTTTTCGTTCAGTACCTTTTCCAGTTCCACCAGTTCGGCTCGGAGATCCGCCTCCGTTGCCTCAGGGTTGATTCTGAGTCCCATCTTTTTCCTCCTACCTTCTCTCTTGTTTCTCTCTGAGGGAGCGACCCTCACCATATACCCTGAACCCTAACATAGCAACCTGACCCTAGATCCTAACACACCAAAAAATAGAAATAAACAAATAAATCTAAGAGGTCTGACCCTAGAACCTAACACACCTGCCAATAATCGGCAGAGACTGGCAGCCCCTGCCAGCCCCTGCCGATTCTCTCCTAGATTGTGATCGTCTCTCCCTTTCGGAGATCGTAGATCGCCATCTGGCGATTCTCTCGCCCTAGATTCAGCGCGTCTCTCTTGTTGCGGATGATTGTCGTCGGATCCAGATGGATCGTCTCACCATCAACCCACGCTCCCAGATGACGCGTCCCGAAGCGATGCCAGATCAGAAACATCGCTTGACGGATTGTCGTCTCCGTCGCCGTGATCGGCAGACGAATCGCCGTCTCGCTTGTTGCGCCTACGGCGTAGCCTCGCTTTGGCGAGACCGCTACCATCGTGCGGCTCCTGATCGTTGCGCCCCCATTGCTGAGGATTGTCTCTCTGAGTCCCATATTCTCCTCCTACTATCTCTGAGGGTATCTCCCTCACCATATACCCTGAATCCTAACAGACCTGCCTGACCCTAGAACCTAACACATCGCATAAATGGAAAAAGGGAGAGGCTGAGGGGTGTCGTCCCCAGCCTCTCCCTTGTATCAGGCGACCTTCTTGGCGAGGAGCCTCGTGGCTCCAAAATCCCACCAGCCGTCGCCTCGTGCTTGATCGTTCACCAGCAGCCGCCCTGCGATAATGAGAGCCTTGCTCTTGTATTCACCAGCAGCCGCTGCCGTTGCGATTCTGAGCACCTGCTCTGATGGAGCCTGATTCGTGAGAGCCCTGCCGTGTCGTGCGCTCTTCCCGAACCCAGCCCATCGCTTCATTCCCCAGACCTTCATCTTACGCCTCCTACCTTGTGGAGTCTCTTGTGAGCCTCCTACCTTATACCCTGAATCCTAACAGAGCGATCTGACCCTAGAACCTAACACACCTCCCAGAACCCAGCCCTGACCCTAGAACCTAACACACCGAATAAACAAAAAAAGGCGAGAGGGTACGCTGACCCTCCCGCCTCTTGTTGATCTCAGATCTTGCGATAGTGATCCCGAAGGATCTCGTCTACCTGATCCGCGATGAAGTAGACCACCACCAGAACCCCTAGACCTGTGAACCCTCCGATAATCCCGCCTGCGATACCTTGTAGCGTGTATCCTGCTGCTGCTCCTGCTACCAGAGAGCCTACCATCAGGAGCGTATCCTTCGTGCTCATTTCTTGATCCTCCTACTATCTGGAGCCTCTAAGTGAGCCTCCTACCCTATACCCTGAACCCTAACAGAGCAGGCTGACCCTAGAACCTAACACACCGAAAAAGAGCAAAAAAAAAGAGAGACCAGAGCAGCCCCGCCGCTCTGGTCTCTCTCTGGCTGATCTCTCAGCCTCAGCCGTTAGTCTCGGCTGCTGTGAGGATCCTTACCCTCGGTGCGCTTCATTGCGCGGCTGACCGCCATATGAATCGCTTCCACGCTGAAGATCTCGCCCTGCTCAGCGAGCAGAGCCTGAATCTTTTTCGCGTAGCCATAATGCTTGCCACCTACCTGCTGAAGCAGGCTCAGCACGCGCTGATCATTCAGCGCGCCGCGCTCAGCGTTAGCGGCTCCCTGAGCCGCCTTATCGGATCCGTGAGCCTGAGCCGCTGCCTGAACGCGAGCCGCTGAAACCTGCTCAGCGAGCGTACCCTCAGCGATCCAACGCTCAGCCTGAGCGCGCTCAGCCGCGCTCAGCCCTGAGATAAATGAGCCGCGCTCATCAGCGATAGTCTCGCCGATTGTGAGCCCATCCTCTGAGCCTACTTTCGCGCTGAGATACGCGAAAGAAATCTCCTGCTGAACGCCCCCGAAGGAGCCGCGCTCTGCTCTAAGAGCCGCACGCGCTGCCTTGATAGCAGCAGCAGGATCCAGAGCGGGATTCTCCACAATCAGGAGAGCCGCCTCTTGGATCAGATCCTCTTGCGAGGCTGAGCCATTCAGCCCCCCGAAATATGAAGCAGCCTCAGCCTTGAGGCTCTTGTAAATGGAACCGAAATCCTGAGCCATTCTCAGAATCTCCTCTCTCCCCTATCAGAGCGGCGGGGAGCCGCATCAGAGAGGGGATCCCTCTCCGATAAGAGAAGCATACCACAAAAGCAGAGAGCGCAACTCTGCGAATCCCGCAACAGCCCACGAGGGGAGACCTGCGGAATCCGCAAGAATCAGCCAGAATCCTGCGATATCCGCAGAATGCGCCCCCCCTCCGCTACGCTCCACAGCCAGCGCGGGGGACCCTATTTAGTACCTAGAGGAAATATACACAGAATCCCAAATATTATATAAGAAGAAACTTATACTGTAACACACCACATGTCTTTGCAAGACCGTGCGCAAAGACGCAAAAATAAAAAAACGCCAAAGACTAATCTAACCCAGGCTAACCCAGTGGTCTCTCTCTGGAACGCTCTCTGGAACTTCTGTGCTCCCTCTCTCCCTCAAAAGAAAATACAGAGGGCTCACGCTTAATCTATAAGTTTAACTATTATATGAGACCAAAATAGCCCAAAAAAGCGCGTATAGAGTGAAGGGTTAAAGTCAGTACAGTAGACTAATCTAACCCAGTAAACCCAGCTAGTAGTCTAATGGGAGTAGAGTTATGAGGCATCCAGATTGGTTTTCCACCTTACCATTTAGTGTGGTATGTGAGAAGGGCATGACGAAGGACTACCTCAAGCGATACAAGCCAGCTCTGCTTATATTAGCGAGGGCGGTCACAAACGAAAAAATTTTGCTGCGCCTGGTCAGGCTGCATTACCACGAAAGCGAGTACTGCCGAGACGCAGGGTTCGCCGAGGACTGGGTGCACAAGATCACGCTATGCTCCGCCGACATTGATACGGCACTCCACGAGCTAGCCCACGTCGCCACGCACTCCGAGCATTCGAAGCGCTGGGCGAAGTTCCTATTCCGACTGCACAAGAAGTACATGTCACCAATCCAGTGCCAGCGCTGGGACTTGCGGGTTGCCCGCGACTACCCCACCGCAGCACGGTACTATAAGCGGCGCTACAAGCGGGAACCAAGCCCGTTCCGCAAGCGCCAGAAACAAGAGACACCAGATGTCTGATGAGACAATCGTTTCAAAAACCCAGGGTCAGATCCGTCGTGGTCGACCATCTGGGGCACGAAATAAGCCAAAGCTTGATACCCAGCAGCTCAATGAGCTCAAGGACAAGGTTGGCAGGTTCCTCCCGCAGGCAGACTGGAACTACCTCGCAGGCGTGTTGGAGGGGACGGATAAACCAGTTCTTGAGAAAGATCTGGACATCTTCCTGACCCTTCAGCTCAAAGCCCTCTTGCCACAACTGGCGCAAGAGATTGAGGGTGGACAGCTGACAAAGGAGGCGACACAGCGCTCGAGCACCATCAAAGAACTTCTCGCTCTGCGATTCCAAATGGAAAAGCACGAGAAGGGCGAAGATACGCCGAATGCCGTGACGTTTATACAAAATGTCTTTGAATCCCGTGGAATTGATCAAGCCCGTCTCGCAACTCTCTCAGGAGGATTTGGCGGGTCTATTGAAGGTGTCGCCCGCGCTGTACCTGGAACTGCTCACGCAGACGAAAGGGGAGCCGACGAAACTGGAACCCTACCAGGTGAACTTCCTGAACGATCGGAGTAAGTTCCGCATTGTCGCTAAGTCGCGGCAGATCGGCTTCTCCTATATCATTTCTGGGGAAGGTCTCCACAACATCTCTACCAATGCTGGCAAGAAGGTCAACTACGTTTCCATCAATCAGAAGGAAGCGTCGGACAAGATCAGTTACGCCAAGCAATTCTACTATTCAATCCCAGAGCAGTCTGGCTTCAGGGCTCCCGTCTACACGTCGGCAGAGTTCGAGTTCAGTCTGCACAACCACCCTAATACGTCATACATGATCAGCCAGCCCGCCTCTGCTGCGGTCCGTGGCGGCGAGAAAGATGTCTACTTCGATGAGTTCGCGTTTATTCGTGACGCTCGAAAGCTCTATGACGCTGCTATCCCTGCGACCACGCGAGGCAATGGGCGACTGACCGTTGTATCTACACCTCTCGGACAAAGCGGTCTCTTTTTTGAGATGGCGAACGATCGGGCTCGCTACCCAGAATACTCAGTGCACATTGTGCCCTGGTGGGAATGCTCCATTATGTCCATCGATCCAGCCGAGAGTACGGCGCTTGCGCCAGACTTCGATACCGACCAGCGCGTCAAGCGTTGGGGAACGGATTCGATCAAGTCGATTTACAATAACATGGGTCTCGACGCGTTCCAACAGGAGTACGAGTGCTCCTTCGCGGATGAGTCGGTCAACTTTTACCCATGGGGTTTGATTGTTAACTGTGTAGACGACGAACTTAATCAGCAAAACTATGATCCATCGCTCAGTTACGTTATAGGAATTGACATTGCCAAGAAGATCGACAAGACCGTAGTTACGGTCGCCACTGTCGATGACGAGACTGGCAATATCACCATCCACAAGACATTTGAGACACAGGATGACTATAGTAAACAAGTTGAGTTCTTCAACAACCTTATTGCAGACATTAAGCCTAACCGAGTTACCATTGACGCTACTGGCGTTGGTGGTGTTATTGCGGAGCAGCTAGTCGCCAAGCACGGCGGTATTGTGGAGGCTGTGACCTTCACCAATGCCAACAAGGAACGATGGGCAACCACGTTCAAGGGCGATATGCAGATGGGCAAAGTGCGCTTCCCACGTAAGCGCGAACTTCTCGCTGAGATCCACGCGATCGAGCGCAAGAAGACTGAAGCTGGCAACTACCAATTCAAAGCCCGCTCTGATGGGCACGACGACTATTTCTGGTCGGCGATGCTCGCAATCTATGGCATGGGTCGCAAGGCTCCTGCCATCAACTTTGCATGGTAGATTTACGTCATGGGGCGCTACTGACCCCAATCAATAGCTACCTCATGACGGGCTGCTACCGAGCATTGCAAGGATGCAGGGTAACGGTCGAGCGCGTGGCTCCCCCCGTCCATCAACTAATAGAACAGAAGGTGCAGGATGCCGAATTCGGTGAAGTGCGCGCACTGCGGCTCACTCTTCGGAATCGAAGGTGAAGACGGAGTACTGCGCATCAAGTTCAAAGATCTCTACCGAGAGATTGAAGGTCGTGTCAGCGGTCCATGTCGCAAGTGCGCCATGACTGTTGTATGGCCCAATGAGGATGTAATCCTTATTGCCAAGAAGATCAAGGAGGAAAGCCGTGGCTAACATCGAGCGAATCCCCGTGACCCGTTCCCAGACTCCACCTCGCATTGAGGGAAACCAGAGCCGTGAGACACCATTTAAGTCTCACTCAACCTACACGCGAATGTACAAGCAGCACCCTATTGTTCGTGCTGTTATTGACAAGATTTCGCGCACTGCCGTTGCGACTGGTTATCAGTTGTCCCCAGTTGATTCGAAGGACGAATTGAATGAGTCAAACGCGCAGAAAATTGACCTGACGTTTCGTCGGTCAAAAATTATTTCTTTGCTCCGCCAGACCTACCAAGATCTTTTGATCTACGGTGATGCATTCTGGTACATTCTCCCAGCGCGTGATGGCGTTCCGTTCCGATTCTATCGGATTGCGCCACAGCAGGTAAACCTTGTTATTGATACTGAGACCCGTGAAGTCACAAGCTACATCACCCGTGATCCAAAGAATGGACGCGAGACTCAGTACGAGCCAGATGAGTTCCTGCACTTTAAGATCGCCGACCCAGACAACGACTTCTACGGGCTAAGCCCGCTTGAGTCGCTTGGCTCAACCGTCGCGCAAGATCTGTTCGCGCAGACTTACAACGAATCATTCTTTGCTAACTCAGCCCAGACAGGCATTGTCTTCAACATGAAGAATGCTTCGAAGGAAGAGGTCGAGCGCAACCGTGAGTTCCTGAAGAAGGAATACACTTCGGCTGCAAACGCGCACAAGCCACTGCTTCTTGAAGGCGATGTGGAAGTCAGCAAGTCCGTTTCCTCACCTGCAGAAATGCAGTTCATCGAGGGTCGACGACAGTTGACGATGGAGATCCTTGCGGTCTTCGACCTACCGTACACTAAGCTTGGCGGAACCTCAGAGAGCGCAAACCGCTCCCAGAGCGCCGAGAACGACAAGACCTATCGAACGGAGACAATCTCTCCTCTGCAAGGTATTGTTGAAGAAGTTATTAATGAGAACTTAATCCTGACAACGTTTGGTATTGATGACGTGATGTTTGAACATCGTGAAGTCGATACTCGAGACGAAGCGACTCAGATGAAGTTGTACATTGATGCACTAACCCATGGAATTTACGACTTGAACTACATTCGTAATCAGCTAGGATTGGCTGCAATTCCGAACGGGAGCGAGCCGTTTATTCAAACCTCGACTGGTATCTTGCCAGTATCTCAGCTCCTTGGCGGAGCTCCGCAGCCAAATACGCCAGCTCCAGCAGAACCTGTTGGAGAAACGACTGACGATGTAGCGGAGGAAACTGATGTCTGAGATCGAACGAGCAGAGTCATACAGTCCTCCAGAGGGCGTTCGGGCAGCTGCAAAGCGTGCACTGAAGTGGATCGAAGAAGGCAAAGCTGGAAGCGGCTTTACTGACGTAGGTCGAAAACGCGCAGCAGATCTTGCTCGTGGAGCAGAGATCTCTGTTGCAACACTTGGACGAATGAAATCGTTCTTCGCTCGACACGAAGTTGACAAGAAAGCTACAGGCTTTAGTTCAGGAGAAGAGGGATACCCCTCTCCTGGTCGAGTTGCTTGGGACGCTTGGGGCGGAGACGCTGGTCAGTCGTGGGCTAATAGCATCGTTAAAGACGAAAGGTCCCAAGACGATGAGGAAGAGCGTGCAATGGCAGGAGAAGTAAAAGAAGGCGATTTTGTCAGTTGGTATTCACCATCTGGTCTCGCTAGTGGTCGGGTAGAACATGTAATGCTTGACGGCATTTATGGTCTTCCAGACTCAAACTTTGCACTCCCAGCAAGTCCAGAAAACCCAGCACTGGCAATTAGGATTTATCAGCCAGCTGGTGAGGGATGGATTGAAACTGAAATGAGCATCGGCAAGAAAATGTCTGATGTTACAAAGATCAATCCTCTTACGAGCATGCGCTCTGAGGAGCTAATAATGACAACTAACAACTGGAAGATCACTATCCCAGTCGATCGTGCCGAAGAGCAGGATGGCGGACTGTTCCTCTATGGACAGGCATCAGGTCCCGAGCGAGATTCTCATGGGACTGAGATGGACCCCACTGCGATTCAGGACTTCGCGGATCAGATTGTATCTCGCACAAACGATGGTGATCCACTACCTTACCTAGACCATCACATGAAAGATGGTGTCCTCCGCGAACTTGGAGAAGTTGTGGATGGCTCTGTTTCTAGCGACTATAGGTTGAACATCAAAGTTCGCCTACACCCAGATAACCCTGCAGCGGCGTATTTGCATAGCCGAATTAAGCAGGGTAAAAAGTATGGGATGTCGATCGCTGGAGATGGTGTCCAGTACCGCATGATTGATGACCCCTCCTCTGGAGAAAAGGTTATCCGATTCCTCAAGATTAAGTTGAAGGAAATTAGTAACACGACGCGCCCCTCGTGGGTACCGTCGTTCGGCACTGTGCTCGCTCGCTCCATCGAGGGCGAGGAGATTGGAGAAAATATGGCAGAAGAGCTCGTTAAGAGCGACGCAACCGAAGTGGTTGAGAACGTCGCCGCAAATGAGTCTGCGGAACCCGTTGCCGCTCAGGTGACCGAGCAGACCGAAGCCCCCGTTGTTGAAGCACCCGTTGCTGAGGCTGCACCTGCAGCTGAAGTAGCTCCCGTCGTGGAGGCTGCGCCTGTAGAGGCTGCTGCTCCCGCTGAGGAGAACGGTGAAGTCGTCGAGCGTGCACGCATCGCCAAGCGCGATGCTGAGAAGCTCGTCGAAGCATTCAACGCGCTTAAGGGGCAACTCGAGACGCTCGGGGTATTTGAGCCCGACGCACCGCAGGCTGCAGCGGAAGCACCAGTCGCTAAGACTGAAGATGCTCCTGCAGATGAGAACGTGGACTTTAATGGGGTTTCGGTTCGCCGCGACCTCGCTGAGGCTATTACCGCCTTTGTCGCCTCTAAGGTTGACGAGAGCACGGCAGTCCTCCGCGAGACAGTCGAGAAGCAGGCTGAATACATCAAGAAGCTCGAAGAGCTTCCTGCTGGCAAGTTGCCTGCTGCCGTTGTCCGCGAAAAGTTTGAGACTGGACTTCCAGACCTCGGCTCAATGAGCAATGAGGATAAGTTGAAGTACGCTCTCGGTAATATCTACAAGTAATAATAATTAAGGAGACTTTCAATGGCTGACATTGAGCGAGCTCTTAGCACGTCCGTCGCATCTACTGGTGCATACCTCCTCCCAGAGGTAGTCGATCCAGTAATCCGCGATTACGTTTCTAAGGCTACACCTGTTCTTAGCGTTGTAACGCGTGTGAACTGGCCTACACAGACCTATTACATCCGCAAGCGAAGCGGGCTTCCTACGGCTGCATTCAGCACCGATGGTGGTTCACTTCCAAGCGCTTCAAGCTCGACCTACGCTAAGGTCGCAAAGACCGTCAAGTACCTGTACACCCGTGGTGAGGTCACTGGTCCGCTTATCGCGGCTGCTGGTGGCGTTGTCAACGCGCTGCAGGAAGAGATTCGCGTCCACTCGGGCGTGATTGCTGAGCGACTCGCCACGGCGATCTGCGTCGGCGACGGCACCGAAGATACCAACGCTGGTATCATCGGCATCAAGCATCAGATCAACACTTCGACCCCTGGCAATGAGGGTGGTACGACGGACGCTTCGGCTGCCGCTCTCACCCTTGCCATGTTGGACAAGGCTCTTGACGACACGAAGGGCGAGGCTGACGTTATCATGACGAGCCGCGCAGTTCGCCGCAAGATCAGTGCCCTTCTTCAGGGTCAGCAGCGCTTCCTCGACCGAGTTGAGGTTGGCGCTGGCTTCCGCGTTCTTTCGTATGACGGCGTGCCGATCGTTACGGACGACCACTACGAGGAGAACGAGATTCTCGTCTTCCGACGTGCTGACGCGAAGCTTATCGTGAACCAGGACTTCACGATGGAGATGCTTGCTAAGACCAAGGACGCTGAAGACTTCTACATCAAGGGGTACTTCGGCTTCGCTCTTGAGGGTCGCCCTGTGCGCCTCAAGAACTTCACGATCTAATTTTTTAGCGTGAACTAGGTGCTGCTAGGGGGGTGGAGAAATCCATCCCCCTACCACACCACACAGAAGGAGGCACATGATGCCAAAGGCTAAGAAAGCCAACATGGAATTCATTACAGCTGATCTCGACAAGAGTGAAACTCAGGACCGAGAAGGTTTTGTGAAGATGCTTGCCCCAGTAAACTGGGAAAGGGTCAACTGTCTAGAAACGTTCTATGACGGCGAAGTTGAAGTTGTAGATGGGGTCGCCTACGTTCCAGCCGAGAACTACCACTGGGTAGATCGGATGCGAATGAATGGGTATGAAGTAGCATGAAGATCCTCATGCTCGGTGATTCACCGTTCCTTAAAACTGGTTTCGGAATCGTCAACTCGGTTGCTGTAGAGCATCTGAAGTCTAGCGGTCACCAGCTGGTGGTCATTGGAGGTCAGGATACGCAGAAGCGTGATCTTGGCAAGGGTCATCACTACTACCCAATCGAGTCGATGCAGAAAGATGCAATTGGCTGGAAGAACGTGTCAATCACGCTAAAGAAGCACAAGATTGATGCGGTGCACATTATTGCCGATCCAGCGACCGTAGTCATGTGGCTACTTCGCCGAGATCTGATCAAGCTCCCTATTACGGTATATATGCCGATTGAGGGTGCCCCGATGAACTATAACTGGGTTCAGGTTCTGCATCAGACACCGAACCTAAAGATCATTACGTGCTCACAGTATGGCGTTGATGAGCTCAAGCGAAACGGACTTGAGTCGACAATGGCGTACCATGGAGTGTCTGATGACTTCTACCAGTATGAGCCAGAACACCGACGGTTCCTTCGGGAGTCCGTTGGATGGGATGACAAGTTCGTTGTCATGAATGTGGCTCAGAACGTTGAGCGTAAGCAGTGGCCTCGGCTATTCGAGGCAATCAAGATTGTAGCTTACAAGCACCCGCAAGTGGTGCTCTACGCGCACACCGTGCCGTTTGATAACTACCATCTTGGTGGACATGATCTCCCTCAGCTTGCTCACCAACTGGACATTGTAGAGAACGTGCTTTTTTCAGGAAAGCATGCGAAACACAATGACTCAGTTGCTTTAACTTCTCAAAACTATCCTGGTCTTGTTGACCTTTACAACATGGCTGACTGCTTTGTTTTACCTTCGCAGGTAGAAGGATTCGGTCTTCCACTGGTTGAGGCAATGGCTTGCGGTCTTCCAGTCGCTCACACAAACTACGGCGCAGGCGCTGAAGTTGTGGGAGATGCTGGGACGTTGATTCAGCCACACGACTGGATAGTCAATAAGAGTCATAGTCGATATGCAAATCTCAGCCCAGAGTCAATCGCGGCAGAGATTGAGAAGATGTTCCTTAGCCCGTCTCTGCGAGAGCAGATGCGTGAGAAGGGGCTGAGCCGTGCAAAGCAGTTCTCATGGGACGGCTATCGCACAGCACTATGGAGGGCATTCAATGGCGAAAGCCCGACCATTCACAAATAAAGTTAATACTAAGTCGCTTATCCGTAAATTTAAGGTTAATAAACGAGCAGATCTTTCCCTTCGCGGAAGGTTGCGCTTCAGGCGGCGTAGGCTGCGCCTGATTGTTCGGGCACGCCTTGCCGCAGTGAAGTTGATTCCAACTGCATTCCGAAATAAGAAGAAACGATCAGTTTAAGGAGGCGCAATGGCGCGGAAGTATATCACTGCTACGGAGTTTAAGGATAAGCCCCTGGGCATTGCTCTGCGCCAGTACTCCAGCGATCAGCTGGATTCTCTTATTGAGATTGCGACCGAACAGGTTGAGAGCTATTGCGAACGCGTCTTTGAGCAGGCTACCTACACAGAGACCTTCGTTGGCGATGGCTCTTCAACCTACTTGACGCTTCAGTACCCGTTGACCTCAGTGACTTCAATCTCTGAAACAACAATTGCGACTACCCCAGTTACAACGACAATTACCCCGAGCACGCTGGTTCGGACAACGGAGACAGATAAGTTTGGCAAGCTCCTTCTTGGACCTGCCAGCGAAACAACGCTGTTCTCGCCGAGTTCCAAGTATACCATCGTCTATACCGCTGGATACGCCACGCTACCACCAGCTATCAAGCACGCTACTGCGCTGTTCGTCAGCGAGCTAGTAAAGCCTGACTACGGCGGAGCGCAGGACAGCACACCAGAGATTATTCCGATGACCAGCCAACAGATTGCTGACTTGCTCAGCATCTACCGTCGCCGAAGGATCGGTGTCTAATGGCTTACGAGCGTGGTAAAAATGCCCCAATTTTTGGTATTAGCCTCACGCCAAAGTTTGTTAGTGGCAGGATGACAAGGTTCTTTGGGACCACTGTTGAATCAATTGCTTTAACTAGGTCATCAAAAAAGCAAACCGACTTCTACAAAAACCTACAATATTGGAGCATGGATGCTTTCAATAATTTAGGTATCAGGGTAAACAACAAAATTGACGAAGCATTCGTCCAGGAAAAAGATCCGACAACTGGTAAAAAGTGGAAAAAGCTTGCAAAGAAAACTCTTAGGGCAAGAAGGGAATCTGGAAAATCTTTGAAGTATCCAGATAAACCACTCTACTTTACTGGCAAGATGTACCATGTTGCCGCAGGTATTAGGCTAAAAACATTCTCTGGTGGAAGTGGTCAACAGAAAACTGGAAACATTCGAACAGATGGATTGCAACTAGTAATCCGAAATAACTACCAGCTTGGCGAAAGCGCTATCCTTGGTAGTTATATGTGGAGACTAGATGGACCAAAAGCTCGTCACCTATTTGGGTACACTGAGCAGTTTGAAAACGTCTACCGTGGCAAGAAATCTGAAAAGAAAACTTATGTTGTTCCAGCACGACCATTTGTGCCAAAGTTTAGCAACTCATTCTTCTCTTCTTGGAAGAAGGGACTAAACAAGGATTTCCAAAAGATTATCCAAGCTACAGAAAAGAACTCTACACTAGTGACCACTCGTTTTGAGCGAGGATCTGGCAGAGGAAAGGTGTAACTAAGTGGAAGAGGTAATTGACCGTCTTATTGAAGAGATCAAAAAGTTGACGAGCTTGACTCGCGCTGACGGTGGTCTCGCAGATGTACTCGAAGTGAAGTCTGTCTATTTTGGTGACCCTGGTATCATCCCGCAAAGCCTTATGCCTTGTGCGATGGTTGAACCAATTGCTGAGTCACCAGATGGGGAAACGACTTCGTACGACAAGCGTGTCGTTGACATAAGCATCTTGCTTATGATTGATGCTCGTGAGTACTTCGAAGTGGATGCTAGCGAGGCGATGGGAGATAGGAAGCTAGTCCAGTCCGCAGAAATAGTCTCCCGATATTTCAGGTCCCAAGACAAGCGACAGCTTGATGGACTAGTCAATGATATCAAGGTGAATGATACCACCTACGATATCCAAGATCGCGGAAATGCGATCGTCAAAACAGCAAGGGTCAACCTTCAGATCATGAAGGCGTTTACCCGCTAAGGAGAAAATACATGGCTAACAACATTGGCGTTGGCGCTCTAGGGTATATCGCCTACGGGAAGGAAACCACCGAAGGTACGTTCGTTACCGCAGGTAATTTCCTCGCTGCCAACAGCTTCAACTTCGACGACACAAACGACTACCTGAGCCCAATGACGATCCGTGGCTCAAAGGATATGACGCTCGCCATGCCTGCTCCGTTCAATGTGACGGGTACGCTGGAGATGCCTCTTGTTCCTGACGACATCGAGCTCCTGCTCAAGTCTGCATTCTCGGCTTCGTCCGTGACGACTGCAGGCGCTTCGAGCAGCTACTCGCATGTCTTCACCCCTGGCGCAATTTCGCCAACTTTTACGTTTGAGGCTTACACTGGTGGTAGCGATGGTCTCACGACTGACGGCTTGATCCGCCAGTACGGTGGTGTCCGCGTTAACACGCTTGAGCTCCGCGCAGCCTTCGGTGAAATTGTCACCGCTTCGTTCGGTCTTGACGGCTCAACCCGTCAGGTAAAGCCACTTGCTGGCGGAAACCTTGACCCACTTACGCCTTCCTACGCTGCCACGTCGCTTCAGCCGTTCCACTTCAATGGTGCGAAGGTTGCGATTGCTGGCTCGGACAGCGCGATTGTCAAGGATCTTACCTTCTCAATCAACAACAATGTGGAGCACATTGGTACCCTTCGCCAGACCCGAAACTTCAGCCGTGTTGCCTCTGGCGCACGCGAGATTACGCTTTCCATGGCGATGGACTTCCAGGACACGGCTGACTATCAGCGCCTTCTGGATGAGACTGAGTTTGCTGTTTCGATCGAGCTTCGCGGCTCGCTCGTTGGTGGCTCTGTCTACAACAAGCTCACGATTGACCTTCCACGTGTGAAGTATCGCCGAGTTGGTGTGCCGATCACTGCTGGTGAGTTCATTACGCAGGACGTTGAGTGCACGGTTCTCAAGCCAAACTCCTCGGACATCGCTACGGTGACCTTGGTGAACGGCTCGAGCGCTGCTGCTGCTGGTCTATAATCTAAGTTAATATCAAGAAAGAGGAGTTAAGACTTCCATGACTGAAAATACATCTAAGTTCCTTCGTCCCGTCGATCGTACGTTGACGAAGAAGTATGAGCACGAATCTGGCGATTGGCTTGAGCTGCGCCAGAATCTCTCAAAGCGCGAGGTCAATGCGATCCTTCGCGTAATGCCTGCAGATGCCATTAACGGCACTGCGGACAATAAGAGCGGAGCCGAGATGGTCGACATGTTGACCTCTGTGGCTGAGACGCTCTTTACCAACCTCGTTGTCGGCTGGTCAGTCGATGACGCTCCTAGCGTTGAGACCTATCTTTCCCTTCCAAGCGACGCTGCTGGCTGGGTAGACAAGATTCTCTTCGAGCACTTTAACGCTCAGAGCCTTACAGGTGAAGAGCAGGGAAAGCGCTAGACCTCGCTAAGGGGGCAGCGGAAGGATACCCGAGGGCGCAAGTCCTCAATAAGTATCCCCGCCTAGCCGAGGCTTACGCCCTATATGACCAATGCCGAACTCGGCAACTAGTTGTTCATGAAGTACCGAAGCCTGGAGGCAAGACGGAAGTACGGATGGCATTCGTGCCTACTGGATATTCGTTCTTGCCATACCAGGGAGGACTGCTGGATCAGCCCGCATTCATCGTTGACGCATTCTCCGAGTTTATGCACGGAGAACGTCTTGGATCAATGAAGAGCCTGACCAAGTAGCCACTAGATGCCCACGTAGGTTCACCCCTGCGTGGGCATCTTTTTATTTATCTGGAGGACCAATGGCTGATGCAAGGTTCGTAGCAAAAGTAGACGGCGACCTAAGTGGTCTAAAGAAAGCTGCTGGAGAGGCGCAGAGTCTCTTTAAGCAGTTTGCCCCTACTGGGCTAAAAGCTGAATACGAGAAGACTGGCAAAGCCATTGGCGATATGCTTAAGGCTCCTAAGGGAACCTCAACATCTGCTAAGGTTGCTGTCGGCGGAGCCCTTATTAAAGAAGTCAAGAATGCAGAGAATGCGTTCAACGGCTTGATTAGGAACCTTGGCGACAAGCTCGGCTACGCCTTTGGGCGAGCTCTTACGCCAGCAGAAAAACTACGACGCACGATCGCGGACACCAGCGCTGACAAGATGAAGCGCAGCCTCGATAACGCTGCGAAAGAAATCCCCAAGATCTCCACCGCACTATTTAAAGTGGACGACGCGTGGAAGGGCATTTCTGTACAGGCGGAACTTCAGCGAAAGAAGCTGAAGGATCAAGCCTCATATATTTCTACACTTAAACAGAATGTTGCGAACCTCCGCAAGGAGTACGACGCACGAGCCGAAGTCGCTAAGACTGAAGCCGCAGTCAAGAAGCTCGGAGAAACCCGAAAGCGTCTTGATGAATCTGAAAAGGCTCTTAAGGCTGCTGTCAAGAAGTCAGAAGAAGACCTTAGGAAGAAAGAGTCTGAGCGAGTTGCCGTACTTGGCAGCATTAATGCTCAGGTCTCTAAGGGTCTTAGTGCGCTCAAGCTTACAACCGAAGAAGAGAAAAAGCTTAGCGTTTCAGAGAAGCTTCGCCTTGTCACACAAAAGCAACTTACAGAAGAGCAGACCAAACAAGCTAAGATCGCAGCGCAGCAGCAACAGATTGACGCTGCTCGTCGTCAGGCATATGCCCTTACGATTGCTGGCGGTCAGCTAAAGAACTACGGCGATCAGATGAACCAACTGTCGATGCAGAGCGCAGAGGCATTTGGTAACATCGACTACCAGATCCGCCGAGCTGCAGCAGCCAGTGGCGCTAGTGCTGAAATGGTCAATGAGCTAACACAGGCAGCAAAGCGTGCCGCAGAAGAAATGGGATATTTCTCGTCTGAGGAAATTGCGAAGGGTATGTACTTCTTCGCATCAACCACAGGTGCGGCTGTAGATAGCACTAGCGATCTAGCGAAGATGATGTCTGAGCTAACGCCAATTATGCAGGCTGCTGCAATCACTTCGTCCGACATGGAAACAACCATTAAGGGCGTATACGGTGTTCTTAACCAATTCGGTTTGCCAATGGAGAACGCCTCCAATGTGACCGAAATGCTCTACTACGCAGCGCAGAAGACTGCTGCTGAGCTTCCAGACTTTGTTGAATCACTAAAGATGCTTGGTCCTGTGGCAGCACAGGCTGGAGTATCGTTCGAAGACACACTTAAGGCGCTTGCGCTGCTTGCTGACAACGGCATTCGTGGAACCATGGCTGGACGCGCAGTCCGACAGATGTTCTTGCAGCTGAACGACCCAGCAAACCGCGCAACAGAAGCACTTGACGGTGCTGTAAAAGCGCAGCTTGGGGTAAACAAGAGCTTCAAGGATCTTGTGTTCCCGAAGGGCGAGTTCATTGGTATGGCTGGATACATTCGCACCCTTGCGAAAGTAACTGCCAACATGAACGACAGGCAGCGTGGTAATATCCTCGGAATTATCGCAACTGCCGCCGAAGTCCCAGCACTCACAAAGCTTATTGAAGCAGAAACTATTGCCATGAAGAATGGCACAAGCGCCCTAAACGACAACACCAAGGGTATTGGCGATGCTGCTGCAGCGAACGCATTGTTTGCAGACAGCTTGGAGCTTGTTGGTGCTTCTACTAAGGCTAACCTTGGTAGGATTAGCGCTTCTATTACAAACATTAAGGCAACGATGGGTGAGGCTCTTGCCCCAGCCATCGAGCGCCTATCGATGGTACTCGCAGATGTCTCCGAGAAGTTTGATGCGTTTGCTAAGGCAAACCCAGAACTTGTCAAGACAATCGCAAACTTTGCAGTTCTTGGTGGAGTTGTAGCGACTGTCGGCGGAGCGCTTCTTGCATTCTTCGGAGCATTCCGACTCGTAACAAAAGTTGCGTTTGCGGAAATTGCTCTTATTGCCAGGGGTGGAAAGTCAGCAACAGCCGCACTAACTGGTGGCGCTGCTGGCATGGAAGCCACTGCAGTTGCCGCTGGAGCGGCTGCTAAGCAGACCGCTGGTCTATCAAAAACCACGAGCTTCCTTGGCGGACTCTTTGGTGGTCTTAAGGCTAAGGCAGCAGCACCGTTCACAGCGATCAAAGCTGGCGGTGGTGTTGGCGCTAAGATCCTTGGTGTTCTTGGCAAGCTCGGAGGATTCCTCGGTGGAATCTTCAGGGTGCTTGGTCTTAAGGTACAAGCAGTAATTACAATCTTTGCTGGTCTATTCACTGGTTTGTTCCAGGGTCTAAGCGGTGGCAAGGGCGAAACAGATGCGCTTGGTGGCGCAATGAGCGTTCTCGGCACGGTTCTTGAAGGTGTTGGGAAAGTCGTTGAGATCCTATCTGCAGCGTTTGGCTTCTTGTTTGAAGCTGCTAGGACAGCTGGTATTTTTATCGGTCAGCTCTTCGGAGAAGGCGGACCACTATCTGGCGTTGCTGATGTCATTGGTGGGACTTTTGGTCTTGTCGGGGATATTCTTGGCAACATCGGCGGGTTCGTCGGTGATGTAACAAATAACCTTAAGCAAATGAATGATGACGCGCTAAACCCACAGGGTAAGCGTCTTCGTGAAATTGATGCTGAGGTAGCAAGGCTTAAAGCTGGCTATGGCGCGATGAGTGAGTCCGTTAAGGACGACACCCGTGAGCGAATCAGGCTTCTTAACCTTGAGCGTAACACGATTCTTGGTCTTACTAATGCAACTACAAACGCATGGGCAAACAGTCAGGCATTCATCGACTTCCGAAAGGGAGAGCGAGGAGAGCTAGGTTCAGACTGGACTAAAGGCATTATCGCACAGATTAATGCTAATAAGCCTAAGACTGGCGGTGGTGGAGGTGGTGGTGGCAGCGATGCTGGCACTGCTGCAAAAACAGCGCAAGAGAAAGCTCTTGAGCTTGCTCAACAGGCTGCAAGCCTTGCCGAAGCACTGTACAAGATTGACGGTCTTGACCTTAAAGCTTTGGTGAAGAGGTCAATGGGCAAGGTGGCGGAAGCCATGAAGCTTGCTATTAAGTACTCACTTCCATACGCAAAGGCATTCTCTGCAAAGACGTTAACTGTTGTTGGTAACTTTGCTGATGCAGTTGGTAAGGTTGCCTCTGCAATCGGTGGCATGGTTGACGCAGCTGAAAAGATTGCGACATACAAAGCACCTAAGCCAGCGGCTCTTAAGCAGATTGTAGCAGATATCTCTGTTGCAATGAAGTACATGATTGCCGAGTCGAAGAAATTCGCGGGCAGCTCAGTCGTTCAGGTACAGGCATTCGCTGACTCAGCGCAGGCTGTTGTAGGCTCCATTGGGGCTGCAGTAGATGCCTTTAACTCAATGGCTACGGGCGTGTACAGCCCACCTGGAGATATCCTAAAGAAGATTGCTGACGACATTAGTAAGGCAGTTGCTGCATTTGTGGCACAGCTTGCTAGTGCGCCAACGCAGCCAATGCTTGACAAGGCTCAGGCATTTGCTACGGCGGCTGACGCAACTCTTGGGACAATCGGAAATGCTGTAAACGCATTTAAGGATCTACGAAAGTTTGTACGACCACTACCAGGTGACCTACAAGCAGTAGTTGACACCATTGAACTTGCCATCCGAAAGATGCTTGTTTCTATGGGCAACTTCAGCTTGACTAAGGACCAACTTGAGGTAGTGAATACGTTTGCTGGAGTAGCAAAGGCGATTGCTGATGCAGTCGGCGGAACCTACGATGCGTTCGTAAAACAGATGGATTTTGTCGACCAGTTTAGGACCGAAATCGATTACGATAAGGTATTTGGCTGGATCGAGATGGGCATCCGCAAGATGGCGGATATCGCAGGGGCTATGCCAGTCGGAATGATTGCCATGGCAAATGATGCAGCGGAGGCTGCCCAAGCAATTGCTGGGGCGCTCGAGTCATTCTTTAACCTTGCAGTAAATACTGGTGGCGACCCAGCGCTGCTTGCAGATTCTCTGCAGGTTGCGGTGAACAGCGTACTCGCAGTCATTGAGGCATTTGCCTCCACGACCGAGTTTGTTGGCGCACAGTTCGTTGACAGTCTAATCGTCGGGATGCAGTCCCGTGAGTCTGCACTGGCGGCTGAGGCTGCTCGACTTACACAGATTATGGGTAGCGTTGGTGGAACCTCTCTCATGAGGACCAACAACAATACCATGACCATTAACCATGTGGTCACTGATCCGAACGGCGTTCTCAAGAATGCCTCGGCTCAAGAGGTCGCTAACTTGCTTAGCGGAGATGTGTTCATTAGCAATCTCCAGCATAGCATTAAGACACAGTAGTAGAAATGGGGGAGGGGCTGCGGCTCCTCCCCCTGATTGAGAGGTCAGATGCCAACTCAGACATACGCTTGCTCAGCAGACGCTTCGGCTCTTAAGGGCGCAGATGGTACGAACTATACTTCAGACTGGAACGGCACTGGCTACATGACCCCTATTGGGGTTTCTGCATCTGGGACCTTTGTGTTCCGTGGTCTTATGCACTTTAGTTCATTTACGACCAGTGGGATCACTAGCATTACCTCGGCTACTCTTCAACTTAACTATTATAATAACGGTCCTGACGGCGGAAACGCGCTCAATGCTGGAAACAGCACGAACAGGACAGTTGAAGTATACCTAGCCCCATCTTCCTTTGTTAATGCTGGTGCTGCTGCTGGATTCCCAGCAACTGGTTGGACTAACTACTCACCATATACTTACGAAGCTAAATGCACTGGATATCTTACTACTCCAAAAGCAACCTACCTGGTTAGCGGTACTAAAGCCGACGGAGCAAACATCAACATCGATGTTACTAGCCTTATGGCTTATGTTCTTGCAAACCCTTCGTTTACTTTTCGAGGGTTTGTGCTCAAGGTTAGCAGTGAGTCAGCAAGCAGCACAAACTCGTGCGTACAATTCTACTCAATCGACTCAAGCGTTTCTGCTAATGATCCAGTTCTTAGCGTAACGTATAACAGCAATACTGCTCCAAACGCGCCAACCAGCTTGACCCCTACTGGGGGAGGCTTTACAACAAGCAAAGTTCTTTCTGCAACTTTTAGCGATCCAGATTCTGGAGATTCTTTAAGTGCCTACCAGGTGCAGATTTCTACAGGCAGTGCATTCTCTACAATCCTCTATGATTCAGGAGAAGTGGCGGACACTGGCACTTCTATTGCCCATACACACACGGCAGCACTTACCTACAACACGACCTACTACTGGCGTGCTAGGACAAAGGATGCTGCTGGTCTCTGGGGTCCGTACTCTGCTGGAACGGACTCGTTCAAGCCTAACACGAAGCCGAATACTCCGTCTAACCTAACGCCTTCTGGTGGATCTATCGTAAACAGCCTAACGCCAACATTCAGCGGAAGTTCGTCAGATCCAGATAGCGGTGACTCCCTTGCGCTTGCAAGGATTCGTGTGTACCGATCCAGCGATAACCGCATGGAGTGGGACAGCGGAGACTTTGCTTCTGGCGTTGCATCGTTTACGAAGATCTTCGGAAGCGGCGGAACTACATACAATAACCTAAGTCTCAATACTGATTACTATTGGACTGCTGTCGTAAAAGACAGTAACGGAGCCTCATCCTCGACCTCATCCTCTGCAACGTTTGCAACGTACGCATCAGGTGTAGGCGACATGACACCATCAGTCACAAATGGTGATGGCTGGGTCAAGACCCTTACTCCATCGTTCAACTTTACTACACCAGTAGATATGAATCAGTATACCCTTAGGATCTATGATACTAACGGTACACTAATTAGGACTATCGGTCCAACGACCGTAAGCCCAGTGGCGACAACGCTATCGACTGCGTACACTTACTCTGGGGCACCTGCTCTTGAGTTTGGTAATAGGTATCAGTGGACTGCTCAGTTTCGAGACACTAACAACGTAACTCAAACCGAGTCGGCGAAGGAAGTGTTTTGGACGAACGCGGCCCCTGTAGCAAATAATATTTTCCCATCGAACAACCAGGCCGTTACGTCAATTAACCCTGCGATCGAAGTAGGGTTTGCTGACCAAGACCTGTCCAATGGGTTCGCTGACTCTCCAACGGCTCTGTCCGTCGAGGTCAGCCGATCTAGCGACAGTGTAATCATGTACACGATGAGCAAGACTGCTTCGCTTTCTAGCGTAAGCAATGCCTTGTCACAGGGTGCTTCTGGTGTAACAACTACGGCTGGTGCTGGCGGGACGACCTTAACAAAGAACGTTCAATACCGATACCGTAGCCGCTATACGGACAACTCAGCCGCATCAAACGCGGTCGGTTCTTACAGCGAGTACGTATTCTTCAAGCCGACAGATGGTCCAAGCGCAGCATATAAAACCAGTGGTGGGTACACCAGCGGTGTTGCTGATAGCGACCTGACCACAGGCAAGATCAATAACCCTCTGCCAGAGCTAAGCTACACCTTTACTGGTGCTTTTAGCAAAACGCAGAAAAACCGACGGCTCAGGATTATTGAGACATCTGCAAGCAATGCCATTCGGTATGACAGCGGATTTGTTCTTACTTCTGAGTCAACGCTGACCGTCCCAGATAGTATTATTCTTAATAATGCTACCTACAAATTTGAGATCACTGCAGTAGATACGGACGATCTTGCTGCTACTCCAATCGAGACGACACTTGTTGCCCTGTGGAATGCTCCAGCTCAGATTACTGGTCTTGACGTTCAGCAAGGCAACGGTACGCTAAAGCTTACTTGGAACCAGACGGCAGATGCAAACTTTACAAAGTATAACATCTACCGTCGACTTTTTGGATCTGGTTTGCAGTTCACGCTGCTGACAAGCATCTCGGATAGCACAGTGCTCAACTACACAGACTACTCCGCAGGAGTGGGCGTGAAGTACGAGTACAAAATTACCCAGACTTCTCAGCCTCCTGCATCTAACTCAGTAGACTCGGACATCGACGCTGCTTCTGCAGTGACCGCTGCCTCAGAGTCGGATAACTGGTGGATTGTCTACGAAGGCGACGAGAGCCTTGGTGTCGAGCTGTACGTAGATTCAGAGAGCCGCACCAATCCGTACCAAGAAGAAATCTTTGAGCCGTTCGGACGACCCCGCAAGGTCGTTGTCCGATACGCTCAGTTTGGCGTTGAGGGTAGCCTCTCTGCGTACATCCCGAACGACGAGTCTTCGGTCAAGATGCCGAAGATCAAGTTGCTGTTTGGGCTTAGCGTTCCGCTCTATCTAAAGACACCGTTTGGTGACGTGTACAAGGTCTACTTCGGTACGCCGACGTACGAATACGCCACCGCTGGAACGGTCAAGCTATCAGTAGGATATATCGAGGTTGATTAATGTATTCAAGCATCCCTAATCTTGCAGAGTTCAAAGAGGCGCTAAACGCGCCAATTCGTGACGTTAAGATTCGGGTTACTGCTTTGAACAGCAGCCTCACCCCAATTGAGGAGGTCACTGCCTCCACGATTGAAGGCACTGTCTACGTCGATACGGCGCGAGCGACACGCAGGACGTGTCAGCTCCGCCTTATCGACAAAGACGGTCAGTATACTCCTAAGGATTCAAGCTCAGTCTTCTACTGGGACAAGCTCATTAAGATTGAGTATGGTCTCAAGGTAGGCGGCGATTATACCTACATTCCGCTCGGCATCTTCACGATTGACCGATCTGAGGTCATCGCGGAGAACGGTGCCGCAGTCATCAACCTTGACGGCAGCGACCAGTGGGACTCGTTCTCAATGGCAAACTTTGCAAGCAGCAGTGGCTGGGCAAGCGGAACTTCAATCAATACGATTATTACCGATGTCGCTACAACGTACGGTGTTCCATCATCTCGGCTAACGCTCGATCCGTTAACCACGCGGGGAGCAACTGAGAAGCAGGTCAACGTCACGTGGCGATACCAACTCGGCGAAAACGTCGGGGAGCGGCTCAAGAAGTGGGCTGAGGACTGGTCGATCGACATCTACTTTGATGTGAACGGCAACCTCGTAACCCGCGACATGACACTGCCACCGTACACTGGTACGTCTAACAGCGCACCAGATGCGATCTTCACATCTGGCGAGAACGCCATTATGCTTGGAATCCAGAAGGCTCAATCGTCGCATACGATCTATAACCACATCGTGGTTACTGGAGATACTGGCGATGGTACCGCTGCAGTTCGCGGCGAGTACATCGAGGGCACTGGAACCAACGTAAGCACTGCCCCACTTAAGCGAACATTCAACCAGCGATCAAACACTGGTCTGACTGTTTCTGAGCTTGGCGACAAGGTGCTCATTATCCGAACAACGACGCTGAAGACTTCGCAGCAATGCCTCGACCGAGCAATGGTTGAACTTTCTAAGAACCTTGTGGTTGAAGAGACGATCAACCTCCCGACAATCGTAAACCCTCTCTTCGAGGGGAAAGACGTGATTGAGATTACAGAGACGAACACTGGTCTTAACCAGCAGCGGTACACGCTGGATTCGTTTGACATTCCAATGCGTTCTAGCCGACAGGTCTTGAACGTCAAGAAGATGAGGGCACTGTAATGGCAGAGATTGGCGATAAAGTATTTACGACAGACATGATCCAGTTGATCAAGGATGCTGTCAAGGCTGAGTTGGGAACCAACGCATATGTCAACCGCTACTTGGCGGAAGTCACTGCGGTAGATACCACAACATCAGCAGTGTCGGTCAAACTTTCAGGTTCTGACTCTGTGTCAGACAGTTTCCGAGCACGCGGCATTCACTTGCCAGAAGTTGGGCAGCAGGTTGTCGCCTGTATTGATGGGCAAGACCGATGGATTGAATCAGTGATTCGACCAACAACCAGTACACCGTATTTTACTTTTGATACTGCTGCAGCCGTCCCAACTGGGGCAATTGTAGCATGGCTTACGACTACTGCACCAACTGGCTGGCTGTTCTGTGATGGAACAACAAAAAATTATAATGATTACCCAGAACTTGGTGCACTGCGCGGAGGTACTGCAGGCGGAACATTTACTGTCCCTAACTTGCAAGATCGTTTTATCGCAGGAAATTCATCAGTAACAAGTGCAGCGTCAAACAATTCTGGAACATTTGCTCCAACTTCTAGACTATCAGATCATAGCCATTCCTTTACTGGAGATTCTCATTCTCATGATATTGCTCACGGTCATGCAAACAATATTTCAGTAGGTACACACGGAGATCACACCCACACCGTTAACCCAGCAGCAACATCAAGCGGAACTGCTTCTGTTGGTGCTATTGACAACACTCAGTTTGCTTATATTGCAAGCGGGGCAACTTACCGTGCGCATACTCACTCAACAGACATTGGTTCTACGACTTCTTCTGCTGAAAATGCTAATCTTACCCATACCGTTAGTGGTGGAGTAACAAACCTTGGGTCAACCCAAAGCCTTGCTACAACTGCTACTGGTACAAATAGTGTTCAGGACTGGACTACTGCTGAGGCTACTGCTAAAGCGTCATTACTAAACTTTATTATTAAAACCTAAGGAGGGCTTATGCCTGCTGGAAAGCATGACATTATTATCGAGCAAGGGGCTACCTTCCGACGGGTTATTACCTGGAAGGATTCGTCTGGATCTCCAATCAATCTTACTGGGTATACAGCCAAGATGCAAGTGCGCGAGCGAGTCCGCGATTCGGACGTGGTACTCGAGTGCAGTACATCTAATGGGCGAATCACGCTAGGCGGCTCCGCTGGCACGATTACAATCGTTGCCCAGGATGAGGTGACTGTACTTTTAAGCGAGATGCCAAAGGCTGTGTACGACCTAGAGTTGACTTCTGCTGGCGGTGAAGTCACTCGTCTACTACGAGGTAACGCCGAAATTATTGGCGAGGTAACGCGATGAGCAATACCACAGTAGAGCAGCCAGCAAACGTCGTTATTATTGACGAAGAGCACATTGCCGTAACTGTACAGGAAAACGCATTTGACGTTATCCTTGCAGAGACTGGTGTGCAAGGTCCACAGGGTCCGCAAGGTCTGCAGGGCACTCCTGGAATTGACCGAAATACTTATGTACACAATCAGAATGTTCCTTCTGCGGTCTGGAACATTGTTCACAACCTAGGCTCGTACCCGTCGGTGACGGTTATCGACAGCGCAGGAACTACCGTTGTTGGTGACGTTCTATACGTCTCAGCCAACGCGATAACAATCACCTTCTCTGGGTCGTTCTCAGGGCAGGCATTTTTGAATTAAGGAGAATACATGGCTACGCGATTTCTCGCTAACATCAACCTAAGCCAGAACGAACTTCAGAACGCTCGAGTCCAGAACCTTACGACCACACAGATCAACGCGATCAGCGCGCCAGTCGATGGTCAGATCGTTTACGACTCAACGCTAGACTACCTGAAGTATTACAATGGCAGTGCATGGGTTGCGCTTTCGACTGCAACTGGTACGGTCACAACCGTTACGGCATCTAGCCCTCTTGCTTCGACTGGCGGCAATACGCCAGACATCAGCATCCAGGACGGTACGACCAGCGCCAAGGGTGCTGTGCAACTTGAGGACTCGTACTCGAGCACCTCGACCACCAAGGCTGCAACGCCTGCTGCTGTTAAGGCTGCTTACGACCTTGCTGCTGGCAAGGCAAGCACTGCTAACAAACTGAGCGACTTTGCTGCGACGACTTCCGCCGAACTCGCTGGTGTCATCACTGATGAGACTGGCTCTGGCGCACTCGTCTTTGCTACTAGCCCAACGCTCGTTACGCCGAACATCGGTGTAGCAAGCGGTACGAGCCTGACCCTTTCTGGTGACCTGACGGTCAACGGAACGACGACGACGGTAAACTCGACGACCGTAACGGTTGACGATAAGAACCTTGAACTCGGTTCAATCGCAAGCCCAACTGATGCTGCTGCTGATGGCGGTGGTATTACTCTTAAGGGTACGACCGACAAGACTCTTAACTGGGTCGACGCAACTGACGCATGGACCTCATCGGAGAACTTTAATCTTGCCACTGGCAAGGTCTACGAAATCAACGGAACCAGCGTTCTTAGCGCAAGCACTCTTGGCAGCGGCGTAACCGCCTCAAGCCTTACCTCTGTCGGAACCATCACCTCTGGTGTGTGGAACGGCACAGACATCGCCGTCGCAGACGGTGGTACGGGCGCAAGCGATGCGGCTGGTGCTAAGACCAATCTAGGATTCATGACCCGCTATGCAGTCACGGCAACGTGGACTGCTGGTGAGAACAAGACTGTTACTCACTCGCTCGGAACGAAGGACGTTATCGTTAACGTCTACGATTCGTCCGATGCAATGGTCATCGCAGATGTGGTGACCACTTCTACCAGCGCAATCACTGTGATGTGCAGTGTCGCTGGCGACTACCGAGTAGTCGTAATCGGCTGATAACTAAAGGAGGTTTAAATGCCTAAGTTTACTGCGTCACTAAATCTCCCCAAGTACGCCGCTGCTCCATCTACTCCTGTTGACGGAGACGTTTACTACAACACGGCTGACCACAAGGTCTATTCTCGCATCAATGGTGCGTGGGTAGACCTTGGGGCAACCTCTTCACCAGGTGCTGGAATCCCAGAGACCATTATCGACGCTAAGGGCGACCTTATTGTCGGGTCTGCTGCCGATACAGCGGTACGACTTGCTGTTGGCTCAGACGGTCAAATCGTTTCTGCTAATAGCGCTGTTGCTGGCGGAGTCGAGTGGATTGACAACGTTGCCGATGAAACTCGCCTTCTTGTTAAGAACCAGACTGGCTCCACTCTTACTAAGGGTCAAGTTGTTTACATCAACGGTGCAAGCGGCAATCTCCCAACGGTTACGCTTTCTCAGGCTAATTCAGAGACGACATCTTCCAAGACAGTCGGTGTTGTTCGGCAAACAATCGTCAATAATGAAAGCGGATATGTAACGCTTTCTGGGCTACTAAAAAACGTTGATACGCAAGGTTTTACTGCTGGTCAAGCGGTCTGGCTGTCTGCTGCTACGGCTGGTGCATTTACTGCAACACGACCACCTGCGCCAGACCACGCCGTACTAATCGGCTATGTCCCAAAGGTTTCTGCTAATGGCGAGATCTTTGTAATGATTCAGAATGGTTTTGAACTACAAGAACTTCATAATGTCTCTATTACTGGCGCTGCTAGCGGAGACTACCTTAGGTATAACGGAACACTTTGGACGCATGACGATCAGGTTGTCACTCTTACAGGGACACAAACACTCAGCGGTAAAACTATCGATACTCCAATTATTACTGGAAGCGGAATCGATATCCCAGACAACACTGCTTATAAAATTAACGCTGTAGAAGTCCTGAATGAAACCACACTCGGAAGCGCAGTTGTAAACTCCTCTCTTACCAGCGTTGGCACAATCGGCATTGGTACATGGAACGGAACGGCGATTGCAATCCAGCACGGTGGAACGGGTCACGACACAGCGGCAGAGGCAATCAATGCCCTGCTCCCAGTTCAAACAAGCCATACTGGTAAGTTTCTTACCACAAACGGGACTGACCCATCATGGGTTGATCTCAATAATATTACGCTTGATGGCGGAGGAGCCTAAATGAAAAACATCACATTTACCTCAAGGTATGATGTTCAGAAAGAATACTACCCACGACCTTCATCCCAGAACCTACCAGAGTGGTATGTAAAACTTCAGTCTTACGGAGGCTTCGGCAGCCAAAGGGATCAAGGGCTTTTTAAGAAGAGTGTACTTCGCGGTAGTACTGACCCAAACGCAACCATTAAAAAGTGCGTCCCAGTTCTTGATGCAATGACTGCTGGGTATCTTCTTGTTACACCAGCAGATATTTGGGTAGAAATGGCGGACGGAGAAAGCGACCAGACCTTTAGCACACGGGGTTTTTTCAAGGTAAGCGGTCATGACTACGGTCAAGCATCTGGAAACCCATATGTCAAGTCCGATAAAATTATCCCTAAGTTGAATAATCCATGGGGGATAAAAACACCTTCTGGTTACTCAGTTCTGATTACTGCTCCAATGCATAGCGATAATGGATACTTTACTTGCCTTCCTGCAGTAGTTGATACTGACACTTATACGGCAGAAATCAATTTTCCTTTTGTTCTAAATGACCCTAACTTTACTGGTCTCATCCCTGCTGGAACTCCAATGGTTCAAGTTATTCCCTTTAAACGTGATTCTTGGGAGATGAAGATTGGCTCAGAAAAAGATTTAGAGAATATTAAGAAAACATCCGATAAGCACCTTACTAAAATCTTTAATTCCTACAAGACTCAGTTCTGGTCCAAGAAGGAGTTCAAATAACATATGGCAAACATTATCAAGTTGCGACGAGATACTGCTACAGCGTGGTCATCTGTTAACCCTGTCCTCGCTAATGGCGAGATGGGGCTAGATACCACGAACGACAAAATCAAAATCGGCGACGGCTCGAGCACTTGGTCCGCATTGCCATATGCTTTTGATACTCCTTCAGAGGTGACAACAAAAGCAACCAACGCTCAGGCTGCTGCAGAGTCTACTGCCGCAGGCGCTCTTACGGCGCACGAGGGCGATGTTTCAACGCACGGCGTTGGCGTTGTTGTCGGCACTTCAGAATCTCAAACCCTAACAAACAAGACCATTGACGGAAACAGCAATACCCTTACTGTTCTGAATAGTCAGACAACGGCTACTTCATCAAGCACTGCCAGCGCTATTGTGTCAAGGGATTCAAGTGGCAACACTGCCATCAATCAGGTCACTCTTGGCGCTGACCCGACAGACGCGATGCACGCCGCGACAAAGCAGTACACAGACAACCTTGCATCTGGTCTTCACGCTGCTCCATCGGTTCTTGCTGCAACAACCGCGAACCTTTCTGCTACCTACCTCAACGGCACTCTCGGAGTAGGGGCGACTCTGACGAGCACGTCAAATGGCGCGTTTCCAGGTGTAGATGGCGTAACAACTGGCTGGACCCAATACAAGGGAATACTTGTCAAGAATCAAAGCAGTTCCTTCCAGAATGGTCGATACTTCCTATCCACTGTAGGAAATGGATCTACCCCTTGGGTTCTAACGAGGTGTCCTTTCTGCGATGAGGCAGACGAGATCCCTGGTTCTTATATCTTTGTACAAGAAGGAACCGCCAACGCTGGCAAGGGTTTTGTCGGGCTAGTGGGGGATGCGACTACATTCGTTGTCGGCACAGACGCTATTACATACACCCAATTTACATCCTCTTCGTCTATTAGCGCAACTGCCCCTTTGGATCTGACGGATAACGTCTTGACCATTGCAGCGGCAACCACCTCTGTTCCTGGGTCAATGAGCGCAGCAGATAAGACGAAGCTCGATGCGCTCGAAATGCCTATCTCGTTTCACATTGCTGGAACGCTTAGTGCTGGAGTCAAGCAGCCTAGGTTTATCTCGCCAATTGCCTGTACCCTTGTGAATGCTCGAGCGTACGCTGGAGGTGGGTCTGGTGTGACATACCGACTTGTAAAAAATGGATCTACAAACTCAAACACAAGCGGAACAGTTGGAAACTCTGTTGTGACCACTTCTCTTTCCACAGTCACATCGCTGGCTGTTGGAGACACACTTCAAGTGGAAATTGTTAGCGCTGGAACATCTGGTGCAGACCTTTCCGTAACCGTGGAGGCTACCTACTAATGCCCATTACAGTTTCTGATACGTTTACTCGTGCAAATACATCTGTTGGTACACTGGGATCTACAGAAACTGGGCAAGTCCTTGCATGGCAAAATGCTGTGGACTGGCAAATCAGTGGAAACGTAGCCCAAAATGATGGCACAACAGCCTCACCAGCTTGGGTGCGTAACGAAGTTGCAAATGCCACAGTCTCCATGGAGACCCTAAATGGCAATGGACCTGGCATTGCATTCTGGGTAAAAGACTCTACAAATTTCTGGATGACATGGCTACGATCAAACAGGTACGTTGCTAGTACATCAGTAACATGCAATTCTTGTTCTGATTGCGCATGCGGAGGTTGCAACGTCTCTGGATATACAGGGTGTAGCAAAAGTTCGAGCACGGCGCTAGCCCAGTCATTCAGTGGGTGCGGAGCATGTTCTGCTGGATCATGCACTACAGCAAGCCATTCGTGTGGAAATAGCGGAAACGGAACTTTTTCATTGTTCACATATGCAGTTTGTGGTGCTGGCTGCACTAATAGGAGAACGTGTAGCAGAGGCTGCAATGGAGCGAATGCCTGTGGCTCAGTTAGCTGTAACGCTTATAGCTGTTCAACATCTTGCAGCACAGCAAATGCAAACAACAGATGCGGAAGCAGTCCTCTTTGCGGAAGTTACTCTAGTACTCAATGCGGTTCATCTTGCGGGTCTACTGGCAGATCAAACCGAAACTGTTCAGCAGTTTGTAGCGGATGCACTGAAACATATAATGCTGCGGATTCCTGCAGTGGCGGTGGTGGATCTAGTATCAACAGTGAGGCATGCCAAAACTGTGGATATACTACAAGCACAAACTACGACTACGACTATTATCTGCGTGTAGATCGGGTAGTAAATGGTACTGCAACAAACGTTGTAAACCAGTTCTATGCCGATCTTGGTAGTAGTAGTGGATTCTTCGCAGCGATGCGTGTAATAACCAGCGGGAACACATATCGAGTTCAGGGGTACAGTGATACTGGCTTTGCGACCTCAGTATCCGATACTGGTGTTCTTACTGATGCAAACAACTCACACCTTCTTGCCGTTGGGCATGGTATTGTGGTTGGCGCTCTAGGATCTGCAAGTCCAGGTTCTGGAAACCAAGTTGACAATTTCACTTTAGAGTTTGAGCCGCTTGGCGGTGATAGCGTTGGAATTATTACAGGATAGGAGAGGTAAAAGATGCCTAAGAAAAATGATGCGTGGAAAAAACTAATTCAGGAACATTCTGATAGCCCCGTGTTGTATTATTTCAGCACGGAAGATTGTCCATTCTGCGTTCGGGCAAAGCCATATATCGATGTCCTTGCCGAAAAATATGAAAAGCTTGGTCTTAAAGTTGTTAAGGTTGATGTCGATTCTGAGCCAGACATTATTAGTGCTGCAAATGTCGACCAATGGCCTTCATACATTTTTGTTGAAGATGGCGAGCCAAAAGCTAAGGACGTTGGATGGGAAGAGGGTCAGCGCGTTTGGCTAGAAGAGCGCCTTGGTCTTGATAAGCGATTTGGTTTGCTTGCTGGACTGGCTCTAAGCCAAGAAGAAATGGATGCAATCAAGGAAGACCCTAATGCAAAAGTCGGTGGCGTTGCCAGTGATGAATATGCAAACCCATCCTCTAACAAGAATGGCTGTGGAGATTCCACACAGCAAGTAGCAGAGATCGCCGCTGGTATGGATGAGGCGCTGACCAAGATCGACAACAAACTTCGCTCTATCCTTGCTCGCCTTGATGCGATCGAGTCGCGCTTTGCGCCGCTGTCTGATGACATCATGGCAGCAGTGGGCGCAAAGCCAGAGACTGGTAGCAAGTGCAAGTGCGGTAAGCACAAGGAGGACTGACATGTCCTCTAAGCCTTGGGATCTACTAAACCCGAACATCGGTCGAGTCTCTGATGAGGTGCTTGAGCAGCGTCTCGCTATCTGTAAGGGCTGTGAGTTCTTCATTAAACTGTCGAAGCAGTGTAAGAAATGCGGCTGCTTCATGCGGCTTAAAGGCTCCCTCCCACATTCGGAATGTCCTGTGGGGAAGTGGGGAAAGGTAAAGGACGACAATGGCTCCATCTGATACAAAGCAGATCCTTGAGCGCCTTGAGCGCATCGAGAATGATCTTAATGAAATCAAACTAGAAATGGCAGAAACCCGTGGTGCATACCGCCTTGCAAAGTTTGTGATTGCCCTTCTGGGCTTGAGCGGACTAGGCGGCTTGACCGCATGGCTATCTGGGATGGGCAAGTGATGTCAGAGCCAGTTCTAACAGTACAGTACGCTCCTAACTACCCTGGGCTGCCAGGTGAGGAGCACGCTTTCTTTGTTCATTTTGCCTACCAGCTACAGGGCGATACATATACTGGAAAGTTTTTTATGTATTCTCACCCAGCTGTTTCATGCCTCATTGACCATAACGCTCGTCTTGCTGACGAGGAGATTACTGATGCTGGCAGGCTAGAAGTTCGCAAAATGATCTGGGAAATTCACAATAAGTTAGGGATTTAACCATACCCTGAGGAGGTGCGTATGAACCGACTCAGAGTTACTATAGTAACCACGATTATCTTTACCGCCGCGTTTACTGCGGCACTATTCTCCGCTACGCCAGTCAAGGGGCTGGACGATGCGGATACTTGGGATCAGCAGATTGATGCCAATGGCACGATCACGCTGGAAGAAGGCTCCATTGTAATCGACGGGTCAAATTATCCGTTGCCAGGGCAGCCTACGCAGAATACCTCAACGCAAATCACCACCATTGTATTGGATGGTGAGACAGTCACCTTTGACTGGTCTTATTTCACCACCGACGGCGCGTTCTTTGACAAGCCGCAGGTGCTCTGGAACGGCGAGTGGTACAACCTCGTTGAGGGAAATGCGCAGAGTGGAAATGGAACGATGACTGGGTATATCGCCGCTGGCGGTCTATTCGGGTTTAGAGTTCTGTCCACAGATTCCTGCTGTGGCGTAGGGACGCTTACGATTACGAATACCTCTTGGATTGTCGGACCTCCGCCAACTCCAGAGCCAACTCCTGAACCAAGCCCAGAACCAACCCCGACTCCTGAGCCGACACCAGAGCCAACTCCTGAGCCGACCCCTGAGCCAACGCCTACCCCAACCGTAGAGCCAACGCCAACTCCGACTCCAGAGCCTACGCCTGAGCCTACGCCAGAGCCGACGCTGCCGCCAACGCCAGAGCCAACTGTAGAGCCAACGCCTGAGCCGACACCGACTCCAGAGCCAACGCCACAGCCAACTCCAGCGCCAAGTCCGCAGCCAAGCGAGGAGCCGTCAATTGAACCAACACCGAACCCGACTGCCACACCCGAGCCGTCGCCCGAAGCGACCGCTTCGCCCGTTCCTGTGGTATCTCCTGATCCCACTAGCGTTCCTTCTCCTGAGCCAGAACAGCCCACTCTGCCGTCTCCCGTAGAGGCAATTGGTGCGGCTGCTGAGGCAGTAGGAGAGGCTGTCGCTGCGGTCGGCGAGACCATTGGTGCAGCAGTTGAAACCGTTACCAATCTCGGCAAGGATCTCTCTCCAGTTGAGAGGGAGAAGGCTCGTGAAGCCGTACTGCCAGCAATCATTGTCACTCAGGTGGCGCAGGCTGCAGTCGGAATGGCTATGGCTGCACTCGGCAATACACCTTCAGGTGGCAGCAGCACGACAAGGAGCCGTAAGTGATTAAGAAGATCATTAATGAAATCGTAGCCACTGGCTGGACTGTTTTCGGTCTTGCCATTGCATGGGCAGTTTTGCCCGACGGAGCAACCCGCGACTTTGTTGGCGCGACCCTGTTGTTTCTGACACTAATCTGGGGTCTTACGATGCCCCTTCGCATTAAAGACTGAGGAGAAACTCATGAAGTTTAAGGTCAAGTCACAACTCGACCACGTTGAAAAGGGCGGAATTCTGGATGACTGCGGTCCTTCCAGCGTGGCTGCTCTAGTCGCTTGGGCATCCAAGTACAAGGTTGATCCCTCCGCTGGAGATGGCATCAAGGCAAAGGCGAAGGCAACTGGCTTCGTTGAGAAGCAGGGCGTATCCGATAACGGATCATCGCTGGGAGACCTTATCAAGACGGCAAAAGTCCTTGGCGCTACCGCTCGGTACGCAAAGTCTTGGGACGATGTTGTCGCTTCCGCAACTCGCGGCGCTGGTATCGGCGTGTGGGTGCAGCAGCCTGTTGGCTATCCAGTAGGTCTAGAGATCTCTGAGTGGCACAAGCGCTGGGAGAAGTGGTGGGGTCCTAAGGGTGGCGGCGGGAAGAAAGACCCGAAGCACATCAAACTTGGCTACGGTCACATGACCGCTGCTGGGTGGGACTCAGTAGAAGGCTGGCAGTGGGCTTGCCCAACTCGTTCAGGCAAGGGCAAGGAGCAGTTCGCCGTCAAGGTGACTGAGGCGCAACTCAAGGAGATCGCCGACTCTAAGCGCGTTTCTGGAAAGAGCAAGGGTCTCCCACACAAGCACGTCATTATTGTTGAATGGAAGTAGGGGTAAATATGTACGCAGATCTTAAGGCATGGGTTCAGCACATCAAGGACAACACTGGGGTCGATGAGGCTCTCGTGGAGTTCTTCCGCACCTTCGTAACGGTTTCAATTTCCGTTGCGCTTGGTCTTGGTATTCCACTTCTGGACATCTCTGGCGGTGACTTCCGAACAATTCTTTCGGCTGGTCTCGCTTCTGGTCTCCAGATTCTTGTAAAGTATCTTGACCCAAAGAACACAGCGTTTGGAATCAAGGAGAAGGCTCCTGAGGATAAGGACGCTGATAACGTTCAGTACGACATCTAATTAGAACGACAGAACTCGCCCCCTTCAGGCTACGGCTTGAGGGGGGCGGTTTTGTGTTTCCTGTAGATAAAGAAGCGACCGACCCAATCAGTCCCATCAAACGCCTCGTCAAGTGCAACCTCGCTTCGGTGGATTGGAACCCACTCTGGGTGCAGTTCGGCGATCTTCTTCTCCCACCACTCACGGCTCTTCATCGTGACGTGCGTAACGTCCACATCATGCTCTGCTGATGCTCCGTCTGAGAGTGCAATGCGGAGCCAGATCTCCCCGCCGACTTTAACTACGCGGCTCATGTCATCAAGAATTGAGCCGACCTTACCCTCTGGGATGTGCTCAAAAAACTCCCACGATGTGAGGATGTCAAATACCTCAGTCGCGTACGGGAGACCGTACTCCACATTGGCAACGGTCAATGCGCCTTGAGCCATCGGTGCGCAGTTCTCCACTGCGTAGCGGCTTACATCAACACCAAGAGCCTCGTGCCCACGCATATTGCAATGGTGCACGAACCACCCTTTGGCTGCTCCTACATCAAGGATGGTAAGACCGCGCATACCATACGGCTCCTCAATGAGATTGATAATCGGATTCCAGCGAGGATCGTCAGAGTAGTTCTTGTAGTTAGAGCCTTCTGCTCGCTCGAAATACCCCTCGCCGTACTGTTCCTCAGCCGTCATTCTCCCCTTCTCCGATCTTTCTTTGCCCAGCCTTCTCCTTTGTAGAGAACTCCTGGCGCAGTAAAGACCCGCTTCATCTTGGTGTTGTCTTCTGGGCAGCGAACTTCTTTGTTGCTGTTCATAGACACTACCACGTCCATCACGAGGTCGCACTTCTTGCAGATGTACTCGTAGGTAGCCATGTTAGCGAAGGTTGATAAGTGCGAACAACGAGATGGCGTGGATTGCGAACGCTACATTGCGTACTGCCAGCGACTCGCCGTCCTTGTGCTGGAGATAGGCTCGCATAAAGCCGATGCTCTGGAAGATCCAGATCACGACGAGCCACGCATACCAGAAGTTCATCGTGGATCCTCCAATTTATCTAGAATGGCCAATTTAATTTTCATAATACCACGGCTCTTGGATACACCAAGTGCATCCCAAACCTCTGGGGCGAGGTCAATCAACCGCTCGTCTCCATCCACCTTAACCTTGCCCTTGCAAGAACACCAGTCCACCACCCAGACAAGGACGCTGCGACCCGTTGCCACCGAAGTGACTAGGACGGTATAGGGCTTGTTGGCGTAGGTAAAGTTTCGGTACTTTCGGAGTTCTGGACCAGCCGCACCGTAGAATCGGTATGGACCATCCTGCTGGTTGCGAGCAGAACCCCCATTCTTGCGTGTGTACCACGCATTGTTCTTTGTTGCATCATACCAAGTAGCAATTCCCTCAAGGGTCACGATGTTCTTGATAGTGACCTCAACTTCAGGGGTTGGACTTGGTGACGGCTCCACTACCGCTGGCTTCGGAAGCACAATCGTTCCCGAGAGTGCGACTACAAAGATCGCGGTGAAGAGCGCGTTCAGGATGAACCTCATTAGTCGGTGAACCCTAGCCACGATTGCTCGTTGCGGCTCACAAAGACTGGCATACACCCCTTATCGCTTGCGGCGTATGCCCCAGCGATGTTGAAGTCAAAAAACTCCACAGCCTCAAGGTAGAAGTCGCGGTCGCTCAGATCGTCCATTGGGAACGACTCCTTCGCGCTGACCTCAAACTCTTGCTGGAGCGCCTCAATAATCTTGTCTCGGTCGTACACCGCAACTGGCTTGATGCCCTGTGGCGTGAAGTGCGAGCCGTAGCCGATGAATGCGTAGTCATGCTCGCGCATAACTACTGCGCCATCAAACTCCTCGCTGTACATTGTGTCGTGCTTAATCTCTGGAGTCATGCTTCACCTCGCTTCTTATACCGTGGAGCCTGATCGTCACCGCCATAGAGATCCTCAATGGAGATGTTCAGAATCTCCAGCAGCGCAGGGATCATGTTGGAACGAGGAGTCGTTCGTCCATGCTCCCAGAGACTGACTGCTGCCTGCTTGATACCAAGCGCATTAGCCAGTTGCTGCTGCGATACATTCGCCGCCTTACGGTAGCGTCGGATGTTATTACCGATTGTACTCGCCGTTTGAGATACGTCAAGCGAGCGGACACGGAAGCGTGGCTGCTCGTACGTCTTGACCTGATCCGCATTGACGACGACTGGTGAATCTGATCCCTCAATCCGAACCACATAGTAGTCCAGCGTGGCTCCATCGGCAGTACCCACACGGATACGCTCCTTGAGCACCTCGCCACGGATTGAGACGATTGCACCTCCTTTAAACGAGAAATCTACATTGTCGGACATCTAGTGCCTCTCTCTTTCTACGATTGCCAGCGCGTGGAGTGGAGTTCTGGGTACCCATCTTCATTCCCTGATGGTGTCTTATGGATACCAGTTGCGTTCCTAAAGATTTCCTCAATGGCTTCCTGCGTGTCCACATATCGTGGGTGTCCGTAGGTCTCCATTGCTAGTGCGTTTACGAAGTCTACTGGATCTACCTTGCCCATACTGTCCCAGTCCTTTGCGAACGCAAGGCAGTACTGCTTGGTGATCTGACCCTCATAAGTCTTGAGAGTATCACAACTACGCTTTACATCGCGGACGCGGACTCGACCTACGAAGATAATGTTTACAAAGTCTTCAACAAACATCTCTTCGCCGTCAGCCTGCTTCGCCGCTTGCATCATCTGGGCTATCGTCGACTGTCCACTCTTCACCCTCGTCGTTATACGAGATGCCATATCCGAGAGATAAGCCAAGCGATTCTTCTGTTCGTCGGTAAGCGGCATCAAGATCTTCGAATCGCCCAGTAGACGTTGGGCTTCCACAAGTGACTCGAGGGCACCACGCCCACGATCCTTCGCCGCTACTTTTGGCGAGGGTGTAGGTCGGGTCTCCACAAGAGGCACAAGGGGGACCGTCGCCAAGTTGCCGAACTTTACGTCGCTCATAGCGTACACCCTCCGTCGCATTCTGGTTCGTCGCAGTCGTAGCAGAGTCCGCTATCGGTTCGCTGCTGGTCGCAGAGGAGAGTGACTCCTCGCCGACAGGCATCGCATTCACAGGATTGGACTTCAATGACTGGCTGCTCCTCCCCCTCTTCGGGAGAGGAGCGCCTGTCTGGTTCTTCTTCCGCGACAACCGCAATGATTGTTTCATGATCTTCTGGATCTAGTCCAGACCAATCAGTCACCGTTTACCAGCGATGCCACGGCTGCGGCGTACGCTGGGTCAACGGATGGTGCGGTGTTCGTTGCTGGCTGGCTGATCTCAGCAGACCCAACGCTTCGGCGACCAGCCAAAGGCTTGATCGTCACAACGCGGTTCTTCTGCTTGCCATCGTTCTTTCCCAAGTAGACAATCAGCGAGAGGCGAACCTCACGACCAACCAACTCCTCAGTATCGCCCGAAGGAATCTTGGAGTTCAGGTCAGAGATACCATTTGCTGCGAGGAAGAACTGGCGAGCAATGCTTGCCGTGCCATCCTGCTTGAACCCCATGCGGCTTGGATCAACGTCCTTCCAGATCCAGCGGGACTCAACCTTATTGCCGTCAATGTCCTCAATCGGAGCACCGTCAGCGAATGAAAGGATGTCAAACTTAATGGTGAAGACATCAATGATCTTCCCCTCAAAGTTTGGCTTAGCCTGCTGCTTGATCTCTAGGATCTTGGCGCGATAGTCTTCGTTTCCTGGAAGTGCCTTTCGGTCTTCCACTCCACTAAACTCGTCTGCCCCAGGAACTGAATAGTTAGCCATTCTAACTTACCTGCCTTTCTTTTCTCTCTCTATCTATCTTACCTGTTATTCAGGTCAGCCCAGTATAAGGGTTAAGAAATCGGCTGTCAACACAACCGATAACTTATACTTATCTTAGTCTATCATATACAAGTTATAAGTACCTCCTCTCCACTTGTCCACAAACTGGTGTGCTATAGTCCCCCCGTCAAACATTTTAGTTAGAGGAGGTTCTATGCCAGTAATAGGGTTCATCTCATCGGATGGTACATCAGACCAGCCAGAAGGTCAAGGGCATTGCTCATTTGAGTTTGCCCTCCAACTGGCTAAGGATCGCCACGAGGCGTTCCCTTATCCGTACCCACTCCTTAAGGGGATCGTGGACGCTGTTCAGAATCGGGGCGACTACATCAGCGCGACTTCCGTGCTGCATTGTCTCCGTGCCGACTACATGAAGCGGAAGGAAGATTACTACTCCACCGTGGAGTCCATGTACCCATCCTTCCGTGGCACGCTGTTCCACGGCTTGCTTGAAAAGAATGCGCCAGACAATGCGCGCATTGAAGAGAAGGTTAAGCGAACGCATAAGGGAATTGAGATCGGCGGTACGTTTGATTCGCTGCTCTGCTTCCCTGACGCTGACGAAAAGAAGTACATCATTCAGGACTGGAAGACGACGGACAATCTGCCGAAGTACGACAGTCCATACTCGTCGCACGTCGTTCAGGTAAACCTCTATCGCTGGCTGCTTGGGTTCAAGCCTGAGGATGTCGTGATGGAAGTGCACTACTTCTCCATGAAGGGTCATAAGGTCTGCCGCCTCAAGGATGGCACAGGCATTGCCCGAGGTGGACGCGCTCCAGTAAACCAGCATTGGTCGGATGCGCAGGTGGAATCGTACCTAGACGACCGACTGATCAAACTCAAAGCCTCAATGGTGGCTGGCATTCCGATGCCGTACAACATGGTGGGCGAGGACGAGAAGTGGGAGTGCGAGTACTGCCCAGTCCGACAGAAGTGCGCAACGCTCGCTCGCAGCGAGGAGGAAGCCACATGGCGCAAGCGCGCAGGGCTGCCACCGACAGGTGCTGAGGGCGAAGATTCGGTAGCGTGGGTAGAACTCATCAAGGGCGTAGAGGCTCGCATCGCTAAGGCTGGTGCAAAGTGAACGCCGTTGCTGCCGTAGGGACTACACCGCACAGCAGGGAGGCTGAGGCTTCCTTCCTTGCGTCGTGTCTCATTGACGAGAACGCCGTGGAGATCGGACTGGATCTGGACATTAAGCCAGAGGACTTCTTCGTGCCAGCGAACGCTGACATCTGGAAGGTCATGACCAGTCTGAAGAACAACCGCAAGGTTGTTGATATGATCACGGTCTCCGAAGCGTTGCGTGGGTGCGCAAGCATTGAGTTCCCCGCCAGTTTCATTGCGGAACTGAGCCGCGCCAATGCTGGGCTGTCCTACAACGCGAAGGACTACGCCCAGATCGTCCGTGATAAGGCGAGCCGACGCGCTCTGCTCAGCGCCACTCAGCAAATCGCTGGGCTGGCGTACGACGAGAGCCGTCATGTGGATGTGATCTTTGATCAGGCTGACGCTGCCTTCCGCCGCGTCACCGCAAAGGTCGTAGACACCGCCACCGATCCTAGCCCCGCCGCCGTCATTGAGCGGATGGAGCAAACCAAGTCCACAGGAGTCCCAGTCAAGTTCCCGCGACTCAACCAGATTACTGGCGGTCTCGTCAAGGGACACCTCTGGGTCGTCGGTGGCTTCTCGTCCACAGGAAAGAGCGCATTCGCGGTCAATCTGCTGGACGATGTTGCTCGTGCTGGACAGGCTTCGGTGATGTTCTCCACGGAGATGAGCGCGGAGCAGTATATGCACCGTATGATCTCGCTGACCAGCCAGATCCCACAGCGTGTGCTGAAGAACGGCGCGATGACGCTGGAGGAAAGCCAGTCGTACAAACTGGCGACTGACTACTGGAAGTCCAAGAAGGTCATGATCTACGATAGCCTCTACACGGTCACCAAGATCCGACGCGCTGCCAAGCGCATCAAGGAACAGCAGGGTCTGGATGTCGTCTTCGTGGACTTCATCCAGAACTTGTCGGAGACTGGCGATGAGGTCAAGGACGCTCGCCTTGCCGCAATCCAACTGCAAGCGATGGCGAAGGAACTGGATGTCTGCGTCGTAGCACTCAGCCAGATCTCCAACGCTCAGGCGATGCAGCAGAACGAGAGCGGGGCGATGGGCAACTACTACGCCTTCAAGGGCAGCGGTGCGATCAAGGATGCCGCCGATGTTGCCATTATGCTTGACCGTGACCGCGTGAACAAGCCTGATGTCCTCTGGGTGAACATCGTCAAGAACCGCCACGACTCCATTGACCGACTCGCTGGTTGGTTTGAGTTGTCCACTGGCACGATCCGCCCGATGACTATGGATGAGCAGATGGCGGCAGACCCAAACAGCGGTCGCCGCTCCAAGCAGAAGGAGGGCACCGATGAAGTTTCCTAAAGGCATAGAAGTAGAAAAGGTATTTGTTCCAGAGACAGGCGACTTGACCGCAGACGGCAAGCGAGCCATTGAGAACTTGATAGACAAGGACATCTTGATCACCGTTCGTGGAAAGATTAGGTATGTCGGAAGCCGCGTAGCAACCATCCAAGCAACCGATGCGTATGACAAAGTGGATACCATCGGAGTAAGGCTGAGCGATATTGCGGGGCTGGAGTTCCCAAATGAGTAGCCAAGTAACGCAGAGCGAGCAGGAACTGCTGGCTCATGTACTCCAGATGCTTGGAACAGGTCAGGCAACAACACAGAATCTTGACGACTATGTGATTGGATACGCCGTCTTAGGGCGCATCGTAGCCATTGCACAGGGTGAGGCGGAGCGAGCGGAGCAGGAGCGCAAGGTTTCTTGGGCACGAGCATTCGCTGACGCAAAGTCCTCGCCAGAAAAGACGAGTGACAAACTTGCCGAAGTCAAGGCAGACCTCGTAGTGGAGAGCCTCCGACTCAAGGAGATCAACGCACGGGAGCGGCTGACGAACCTTCGCAATACTTGGCAAGCGGTGGAGCAAGCCATCAACGCCATCAAGTTCTTGGGAAGGAACGGTGCGTAAATGCGAGATCCATTTCGCAAGCCTCCAGTAAACGCTGGCTCCAATGTGGTGTGTGTGGACTTTGACGGAACGCTGTTTCCGTATCGTCCACTGTATGAATTAAATCCTCCACTTGCTGGCGCAGTTGAGGCTGTACGATGGATGAAGGCGCAGGGGTATAAGGTCGTGATCTTTACCTCTCGTTGCTCCACTACTTGGTGTGAGCAGTCTGGCGAAAGCCTCGCTGCCAACCTCGTGTGGGTCATTGACCGACTGATTGAGAATGGGATTCCGTATGACGACATCACGGCAGAGAAAGTCCCAGCAGAGTTTTATATTGACGACCGAGCGATTGAGTTCCGAGGAGACTGGAACGAGATAATGAACCGCCTGAAGGCAGAACGGAGGACGCATTGAAGAACATCGCCATTGCTGGCAAGTTCGCTGTCGGCAAGACTAGCGTAGCGAACATCCTAGAAGCCAACCACGGATACATCAGGATGTCCATTGCGTCGTCCCTGAAGCAGTTCGTGAACGAAATGTACGCCCGTGATGTGTACGGGTCGGACGAGAACGCGGTGCTGCAGAAGTCGGACATCGTGTTTATCAACTCGTCGGATGGTCGCAAGGCTGTGAGTGTCCGTCAGTTGCTGCAGGACATCGGCAACACAATGAAGACGATTGACCAAGACATTTGGCTTCGTGGCGTACGGCATCAGGTGCTCCTCTGGAACGACATGGGGAAGTCAGTTGTCATTGACGATGTGCGCTTCCCACGAGAAGCAGAGTACCTCAAGATGATTGGGTTTGTCAATGTTCGGCTGACTGCCAAAGAAGATACGCGGCTTGAGCGATACTTCAGGACATACGGCATCACCCCAAGCCGACAGGAACTAGACGACAAGAGCGAGACACTCGTAGATGCCATCATGCCAGACCACGATCTGGATGGGGAGCGTTCGGCTGAGGAGTTGGCTGATGTGATTTCAGCCATCGCTCAGGAGCAGCCGAATGATTTTGTGTACTAAATGCCGAAAGAAGTTCAACGGGCTGGAAGCGCAGACCCGCAAGTTTGGCAAGAGCAAGAAGGTGCAATGTCCCTTCTGTTCGGAATGGATTGAGTATGCTAAAGCCGTACGATGAAGGTGAAGTCCTCCGTATTGACAGCATCGTATATTCGCTAGACGGCGACATTGACTACCTTAAGTTTCTGATTGCCGAGCAGCCGTACATCCGAAGCGCAATGCTGGCGACTAGCCCACCGACTGACCCAGAGGAATGGACTGGTCGCTACCCGACCACCATCGGCAATGCCCTGCACTGCGACCTCATTGAGTTGGAAGCGTGGATGGAGACGCTCGCCCCTAACGACCGATACATTCTTACTGAGTGGGCGAATCGCCAGAAGGCGAAGCCCTACTTTGCAGCGGCTAAGATCCGTCGTGTCAAGCACCTGATTGGGAAGTTCCCTCAGGCTCGTCGCGGACGAAGGAGCCGAGATGAGGAATAACTTTTCTGGTGATGCTGCACTAAAGTTTATGTACGAGAAGTATTTGGAGGATCGTGAGAAGTCAGGCAAGAAGGTCAGTTTCCACAAATGGCTCAAGGTACGAGGCATCCTCTCTCCCGATGCGGAGCAGATGATTCGCCAGAACGAGTTCCCAATGAGCGAAGATGGATTTGAAAGTGAGGAGAAATCATAATGCCTAATAGCGGATTCTTTTGGACGGAAGAGATCTTGAAGAAACTTCTGACCATCACAAAGGAGCAGTTCCTTAGTGAGCACCCAGAAGTCACGAAGCACGCCTATCGTCAGCGATTGGCGGAGGAGTTGAAAGGTATGAAGGACAAGGCGAAGGTAGCGGTTGTAGATGTCTCGCTGTCGCAGGTGCATCACGAGATTGCTCCTGTGACCCCAGTCAAGTACTCGTACATTGACAAGATCGGCAAGCCGATTGAGAAGCGCGGTGAGATTGTGATCGCGGCTGGGGATTTCCAGTTCCCATTTGAAGATCCCGATGTGTTTGCTGCGTTCCTGACATTCCTCGCCACCGAGAAGCCAGACCGCATCGTGCTGACTGGCGACATCCTTGACCTGACCAGCGTCTCCGCCTTTGAGCGAGACCCGCGTCTTGGTCTCCCTGTGCAGGACGAGTTGAACCACGCCCACAAGCGGCTGGCTGAGATCCGTGCTGCTGCTGGCAAGAAGGCAAAGATCTTTTTCATCTACGGCAACCACGAAGCGCGCTTCTCCAAGTGGCTGGCTCGCAAGGCTCCCGACCTCGTTGGTCTCCACGATGCCAACGGCGTAGAGATGCTCTCGCTGGCGAATCTCTTGCGGCTTGATGCGCTGGACATTACTCCGTGCATTGACAACGCTGTCTCGTACAGCGGACCAGAACATTTGCGCTCGTACTACAAGATCACCGAGGATCTGATTGCGACGCACGGCACTTACTCGCGCACCGCTGGTGGCGCTTCGTCCATCATTCCGATTTGTGAAGCGGCGGGCGTTTCCGTTGTTGGCGGGCACGATCATTCGCAAGGTATGGCATTCCGCACAATGGGTGGGTTCGCCGAACTTGAGGAGAAGCGAATGGTTGCGATCTCCACAGGGATGATGTGCCGACGCACCGAACTGGGCTACCTCGCCCAGCATCAGGTCGCTCGCTGGGCGGCTGGCTTTGCGGTCATTGAGTTGTGGGGTGAGGGTGCTGGTGAGTGGCAGCCTGACTTTGCTTCGTGGACTGGCACCTCGCTGGTCTGGCGCGGCAAGCGCTACGCGGGGAAGCCGTGAAAGCGCGAGGACGAGATAGTGGGATGCTGCGCGATCCATTTGGGCAGCCGCTTGTGAAGCAGGAGTCCAAGTCCACGGACGAGCAAAAGAAATCAAAGCGCGCACTCCTGCGCCGATCCAAAGATGCAGAGCGCGAGTTCGCTCGCTGGCTCACAGACAAGGATGGCTTTGACGAGAAGTACCGCAACCTCACATCGTCCACTGGTCGCATTGGTCAGATCACTGGTATTCAAGCGGACATCCTTTCTGTTCATTATATCGGTGAAGCGAAGAACGAGAAGTTCCCGCTGAAGTGGCTACGCTATTGGCATAAGATTGTTCAGAAGGGTGCGGAGTGGAAGAAGGATTCAATCCTTATGATCCTCCCGCCCAACCGAGGCGAAGTAGATCCGAGGCTACCAGCGCTCCATATCATTACGCCAGAGCGTCACGCAGAACTGCTCCGCAAGGAGAAGTACTACGACGAACACGACGGCGATGCTGAAGCAAAGTTTATCCAGCCCATCAACCCTAACCCAGTTACTAAGATCGCAAAGGAGTTAAAGAATGGCAAGTAAGAAGCCAGCAAAACTAGCGGTAAAAGAGGCGCGTTCGTCTCGCCCATTCCCACTAAAACTTTGCTACAAGTGCGGCAAGACTATTGCAGCGGCAAAAGATTATCTGACCGTTCTGGTTATCAACCGAAACGATACCAGCCGTTCTAGCCGCTATCAAGATTGCCACCGCACTTGCATCAAGGTTTAGGCTCCTCGCCCATCAAGTTGTGGGTGAGACGGCGCACCGCCGTACTCGTGGCGGCGCTTGTAGTTGTACTTGCGATGGTAAAACAAATGCTTGCACACAAGGCTAAGTGCGCGGCTCACATCATTGCGATCCCATCCATCAATCATAATGCTGCCCTGCTCCGCTTGCGACGCTGGCAGAATCACGACATTCCCGACAAGGAATGACTTGACATCCAACTCGTGCAGGAGCGCGGTGGCATTACGATTGAGCGGACTGATGTGCTCCCACAGAGCCTCAGGGTCGCCGTAAATATTTACGAGCACCCCCTTGCTGGGGTCTACGATCTCAGGAAGCCAGACATCGCGGTACAGAATCCCAGCATCAGGGGCGGTGATTAGCCCCTTGATTGCAGTGATCCAGTCCTTGTGCGTTGCAGTCTGCTCCTCCGAGAACCGAGCCACCTCTGGCTCACTCATTGCTCCGATATAGATTCCGTACTGACTCATCTCTCCTCCTTTCATTCTCCGATTATCCCACGCATCGTGAGTTTGCGCAAGAGGCTCGCCATCTTGACTGGCAACTCCGACGGATCGGCGCAGTCAATAAACTCTGGGTACATCTTGCGGTTGTCGTCGTCAGCCCCATAAGTCCCGATGCCTACACCGATCACGATGCCGCCCTCTTTGCGGATTGACTCCACGAGATCCTTGACATTCTCAGCGACCGCGCCATCCGTGAACTGAACCACGATGCGCTTCTTAGCATCAACCGCCTTGAGCCGCTCCCACGCCACAGCCAGACCTTCAGCGGCTGGCGTACCGCCACCACCCCAAGTCCACATATTGGTGAGAGCCTCGTGCGTCAGCGGATCGCTGAACTTCTTGACGATGCCAACCCGCCAGTCGGAGAATGCGTGCACCTCGTGCGGGATGCTGGAGCGCGAGAGCGCAGCCGACATCAACGCCGATGCTTGCAAGGCGTAGTAGAGCGGCGGGATAATCCCACGCCGACCATACATTTCCTTACGAGCAGCATCCAGATCCAGTTTGCTCTTGTGCCCATTGGCGATCCAGTCCTGCGCTAGTCGCATTACTGAACCTTCGTGCTGATTCAGCGACTCTGCGAAGTCCTTGAGTTGCGTTGTGTGAGCCGCACCCTCCGTCATTGAACCGCTGAGATCCACCGACAGAATGAATGCGCTGCCACCGCTGCGACCAGTATCTGGCTCGCGGAAAATATTCATCTTACCAAGTGCAGCCTGTGACGCACGGCGTACATCAAGCCGACCAGTCCGCTCAAACGAGCGATGCTTACGCCCCGCCTTTGTCTGAGAGAATGTCCGCATCTGCAGAGCCAACGCATTTGCATAAGCACCGACCTCAGCCACCATATTTGCAGCCGCTGCCTTGTCCTGCTTGAGCACTTCCTCTGATGGCGCGTAGTACTGGTTGCGATTGACTGGTACGACATTGACAGACGCTCCGTCATAGCCGACCTTGCCGCTGCCGATGGATACCTTGACACGACCATACTCGTCGCCGAGATTCTCAAAGTCCAAGTCCAACTTATTCAGCGGACTGCTTCCACGATTCTGAGTCGGAGTCAGATTAGTCTGCGGCGCATAGGTGGACTGCTCCACATTGTCGCTCCACAGCGTTGCCTCTGGCTTGAGGGCATCCAACTTCTTGATGAGGCTACGAGCACGGCGGCGGATTGAGTCGCTGGTTGCGCCACCCACCACCTTGTCGTTCTTGCCATCAGAGTTGATTTCCCTGCGTGAGTCGCTAACCTGCGTCCCATCTCCCATACGCTGCATTGCCTCTCGCTCGTGGCGACGCTCATCCGCATCGTAGGTCGTGCTGTCGGTCTCCTTGATTTGGGCTGTGCTTGAATCGCCGCCCGACGCTGAGCCTCGTGCAGACCCCCCATCTTGAGCATCCTGATTAGACGCGCTAGGAGCCTCGTTGCCGCTCTTAGGGTCACCAGACCCTACTCCCTGACCCTGCGTGCCTCCTCGTGGCTCCTGCCCCCCTGTACGAGGCATCTCTGGGGCTGGGGACGGCTGTGCTGCAGCCTTTGCCTTGCGCCCACGGCTGGCGATCTGGTCGGCTACCTCATCAAAGAGTGGGAACACCCGCTCTACGATTGGCAGCAACTCCTCCGTTGTCTTTGCAGCCCGAGCCGCATCACGCAGCCCAGACTCGCGGAACTTCTTTGCCAACTCCCGCGCTCGCGGCTTGAGAATCTGTGAGTCGTATTCATATCCTGCTACCTCTAGATACAGCGACTTGATTGCCTGAATGATCCACGCTTCTCCCTGAACCTGAGGGATCGTCTGATCTACAAGGTTGCGCTGGAACTGCACGCGCAGACCACGCTTCTTGTGGAATGACTTGCGCTCCATACGCCCATCCTCAAGAGAGTTTAGAATCATCATAGTGCCTTCGTCCAAGTGCCGAGCCGCAGTTGCCGAAGTGCTCGTGATATGCAGAGCCTCGTGCGCTGCTAGATCCTGAGCATACGGCGACCCGACTGGCAGACTGACCACGCGCTGAGGAATGTGAGTGTTGGCTCCGTGAGCGATGTCACGGATGACAACTGGATCCCCACTATTCCCAGCGAATGCGTCAATGTACGATGCCAACTGAGAGCGGTTGAAGCGGTACTTCTTAGACATTTGCCACCTCCTCCACAACAGGCTGGCTCTCATCGTCGCCAGCGAACGCATCCAAGAACAACTTGTGAACGACAGGACGATCCTCGCCGTTGATCTTATTAGTGAACGCGATCTCTACCGCAGCCATAATGCTGATCTCTGTTGAGAGCAGCGCGATGTCAATGGCGCGGCGGGTACTAGCCGTCACGAACATTGAGAGCGGTTGCTGCTTGACCTTCTGAGTCTCTGAGCCATCCTCATTCTTGATCGTCTCAAGAACTGGCTCGCCCAGACCAGCAGCACGGCGCACGCTGTTGAATACCTCAACGATGCGAGTCGCACGAGAATGCTTGATCTTGCCAGCACGAGCGATGACTGCCGCTTCCTTCTCAGGATTCTCCAGACCGAGATACGCAACCTCTGCTACAATAAAGCGGTCAAGAGTTGCCTCGTTCAGAATGCGAGCACCAGCGTACTGACCGCTGTCTGCAGGGTTCGCCGTTGCCACCAACATAAATGCTGGATGCGGCTCAATGAACTCTGCACCATCGGGCTTCTCATAGACATTGAGTCGGTACTCCGTTGCCAAGAAGTCGTGCAGTCGCATCAGCGTCCGCTCATCGGCAGCGTTGATCTCGTCCAAGACGAGGATGCCACCCTGACGCAGAGCCGTAGGGAGCGCACCATCACGCCACTCCACAGCGATGCCACCATTGCCAGTCACAGGGATCGGCATACCAATCAACTGATCGGTCGTCGTTCCCTCAGCCAGCGAGACAACATAGACAGGCAGCCCCAACTGGTTGGCGAACCAACGAATCGCAGCATTCTTACCAGTCCCAGTATGCCCAGTCAGCATTACAGGACGCTTGTGCTTGAACCCAAGAGCGAGAGCCGTAGCCTCCTCACCCTGAATCTCGTAATCCTCAGGCTTCGGGATTAGATGCTCCCCACCTGAAATCTTTGGCTTCTCCAATGAGATGCCCTGAATCTGTACTTCTGCCACATTACACCTCCTCCATACTTCGGGGCAGCCGAACGACTGCCCTCACAACCTATACCCTGAAACCTAACAGACCTGATTTCCATTTCCTTTGTCCTTCCATTTACTAGCGGCTGGTTTGTGGGGGGTGCACTCTTACTACAAAGTCCCCACCGACCAATCTTGAGGCTAATGAACCAAAGGTTCGCCCCAGCAGAACAGGTAGTTCGGGGTGTCTGCCACCTCATCCCCTAGCGATAGATCTTTGATGGCTACCTTTCACCGAGAGCGGCGCAACTGGCTTATGTACACTCCACCAGTCACTAATGCTCAGGGTTACCACGAGTCGCCAGACCCATCGTCCCTTCCACTATATACCCTAGATCCTAACATAGCATCTTTGGTACACAGGATACCCTAAACCCTAACACACCATACTGACCCTAGATTCTAACACACCAACCATTTGTTATAAAATAAACAAATGGTAAATAAATCTAAACCTTCAATCCGTACCGACGCAGATCGCGTTTGAGATTCTGCACCGCACGATTATCGCTTGGCGTGAACGATGAGAACACCTTCGCACCATTCGGGGAGACCCACGATAGATGCGTGTTCTTTCGCTGCTCAACTCGCCAGCCCTGCGAAACCGCGATGTCAAATAAATCTTGGTAAACCTTCGGGACTCTCATCTCAGAATGCTCCAAACAATAATCCCCAAAGTAATCAGCGCGCAGACTGCGATGGTCGCATCCTGCCGCTCTCGTGTCTTACGAGCCTCCTTCACATAATATGACTCAATGTTGCGTACCTTCTTGCGTGTCCTCATTCCACACCTCCTTGCTCAATGTCCAAATAGCGGGACTTCTTGCCCACAACAAACTCCAGTTGCGTTAGCAGCCGCTTCGCCTCGTCCAGTTTGAGACGGATCGGCATCAAGTCATCAGCCAGATCACGACCTTCTGGGCTTGAGACCCAGATCGTCACGAGCGCATCCTGACCTAGTTCGCTCTGCTCATCAAAGTCTGCGTCCACCCATAGAGAGATCTGACCGACGATGCCGACGAACGGATCGCTGTAGACAGGAACCTCCTGCCCATAGTCAAACACATTCTTGTCGTTCTCCTGTCGCTCAATCGTTGCGTGAACCGCATCCTGAATCACCAGCGGGAAATCTTTCGCGTTCATACTCAACCTCCGATGCTCATAAAGCCTTCGTCATTCCAAAGGCGCATTCCGTTGTCGTAATATTCCTTACTGATCACTCGCTTAGGGTCGTCCTCCCAGAATGGATCAACCTCAATAGTCTCACCTTCTGACTCAACTTCCCAGAAGCCTTCGTCTGTGCATTCTCCGTTGATGAAAGTATTCTCTCCGATGAAGCCCATCCCCATCTCTGCAAACTTGATATGCACGATCAGGTCAGGATACTTCGCCGATAGTTTTTCTAGGATACGCATCGGTGGAGACCACGCCGTATCAAAGTTGATAGACACAGCGCGGTCGTACTGGTTGTAGCCAGAGACGGATACATCATCCCCGCTAACGCCCCACTTCGTGCCCCAGTTTGCGATATTCCAGTTCCACCAGAATAGTGGGTGCTCCGACACCTTGATTCCCAAGTGTTCTGGGCAACGCTCAACAGGAGAGCCGATCTCGCTGGCAAACGATCCGTCAATCTTTGCGTTATCCTTCAGCGGTGGCTTGCCATTGACTAGCCACGCTCCATTAGGAGCCTCGCCCACATACTCAGCCTTGCAGTCGCACCCTACATAAGAGTGCTGCGACGGCTCGCCCCGATAGATGCGCGCATCCTCTGGGTCGCCAATCGGCGGTGGCACAATCTTGGCGAAGTCAAAGTCAGAGTGCTCCGACTTGATCTCGCTAAGAATCTGCTTCAGTCTCTCCTCCGCAGACTCAGCCTTGTCGCTCTCAGCCCTGAGCGTAATAGTATTGCCGCACCAGTTAGGCATTAGAACCTCCCCTTCTTGTTGTAATGATTGCTAAGCGTCTGATCAACCTTGTCGCCGACCAGTAGGATCACACCAAGCAGACCAAGACCAGACAACGCCCCGACGATCACGCCGAGAGAGTTGTTGCCGTTCAGCCCTGCGATGAATCCACCTCCGAACATAAACCCGAATGCTACTAGCGTATCCTTCGTATCCATCTCAACCTCCTTCTCTACTTGATGAGGGAACTTCCCTCATTATATACCCTAGATCCTAACAGACCACTATTCCCAAACATATTCCAAGTCAGGAGATTCATCCCAACCGAACTTAGAATAGTACTCAGGATTCTTACGCAGCAGATTGCTCCGATGCGATGCGTGGAAGTCCTCGCGTCCCAACCACTTTGGAACTACGATAGCCGTCTTGTAGTTTCGGTACGCCATAATCTTGGCGAAGCAAGTGTCCTTGTATCCTCGCTTGATCCACTCAGTACAAATCACCATCCCATAGATCGCCAGAGCGTTCTCGTAGCCGCGCCACATCTTTGTGGCGGGATGGTTCACCCACCCCTTTGTCTCGCCAGCCAACGCTTTCAGCAGTTGTAAAACTTCTACGCGCTGCTTACCAAGTCGTTGGCGGTCAAGAACTTGCGCCGACTTCTCAAAGTCGTTGTACGGCAGGAAAGTCTGCATTAGTCCCACCACCAGACTACTTGGTCGCCACGAATCTCAAACTCGTCCGCTCCAAGATTCGCACCTCGTAGCGCAGCAAGAGTCAGCGTCTTTGAGTCTCCGACAGGCGTAGAGGCACACAGACCCTCAACGCTAAGTCGTGCGTCCGTGCGTCCTTGACCGACAACATACCCGATGAAGTGAACATCTAGTCCCTGCTCCATCAGTTTGCCAGCCTCAATGAGAAGCATCGGCAGACCGATAAAGTTATTCCATCGTGTAATATCTGCCAACTCAGGAGCAGCCTCAATCGCACCGATCAACTCGCCGACCGACACATTTGAGAACCTTCGTAGCCCACCGCTCCAGTCGCCATCAAAGTTCCCGACCAGCGCATCCTCAATACGAGAGACCGCCAGATCCTTATCCTCAGACATTATCCACCTCCTCATCTAAATCCTCAAACCCAGAGACCAGAGCCTCCCCGACAATCTGTCGTGGGTCAGCATCGTAAACCACAGGGACGGCTCGGTCAATAACCTTGTCGTCCTCCTGAATCACGATTACATCCAGCCCCTCAATATCGGTTGTCGCATCAGCGACTAGACCACCACGAACCTGAATCACTACTACTGGCATACTTCCCTCCTTCCCTACTATATACCCTAGAACCTAACATACCTTATTGGTGCTGCTCTGGCAGACAAGCCGCGCAGTACGGAACACCTATATCGGTATTCAGTTGCTTAGACGCTGGGTCGTACCAAATAATATCGTCCTCAACCACAATGCCGTCGCACTCTGAGCAGTTCTCTACATCGTCAAACTTCTCAGCCCTGCGATCCTCGCAGCCCCGACAATAAACCAGCACCACGCCAGACCAGTTCTTGTTGCTGTAAAACCACTCGCCGTTGTTATCATTGGCTTGTAGCGACTCGCCGCATTGGTCGCACTTTGTTGGCTCCTCGTCCATCAAAATCTTTCTATTCATCTGATCACTCATCGCTGCCATCAGTCCTCCTCGTAGCCGTCAAACCACGCGCCGTACTTTGCCGTGTGTGCCTTACCCGCTACGCTCTGCGTCGTGCTGCTGCTTGTGTCTGGGTCGGAGCACCATCGCTGAACCTGTTCTAGCGTCTTGCCCCTTGCCAGAACCCGCGTAGGCTCGTCGCTCAGATACATCCGAACCACCTTGTACTTCTTGCCGTCGCTCATAGCCACCTCCTTCACTATATACCCTAGACCCTAACAGACCGCTCTACGCTCTTGACCGATCCACAACGATGGCATCGGAAAGTCTTGCCGTCCCACTTGTCTGGTTCTGGCTCAACCTCCACGCCTCCTGCGTCAGTCGTCCCGAATCCGTCCGCGTTCACATCATTACCGCACTCGCAGACAAGGAAGTCGCCGTCGTACCTGATCTCGTGCTCCTGATGGTCGTAGGCTCGTCCCGCGTGAACCGCGCTGATCTCCTCCTCCCACCAGTCGCCGATCTCCATCTCTCTGGCGATCTCCTCAGCCTTCCGCATTGCTTCCGCTGCGGTCTTGGCTTCCACTCTGATCTCAACATCCGCTACCTTGCGAACCTCAACCTCAAAGATCATTACTGAACCTCCTCGTCAATGAATCCGTCCAGTCGGAACTGATCAACGATCACCCCCGCTGGCACTTCCGTGCCGTATACCCGATGCGAGACACCCTCTGGCATCTCAATGCGCTCGTCGCTGTCTCCGTTGCGTACCGCCTCAATCGCCGCCTGTGCCACCGCGATCATAGATCGTGGCGGTGCGGGATAGAGATTGCTGGTCATATGCCACTCCAACGCGACATCCTCGCTTGCTACCTCGCGCATCCCCATCAGTCCTGTGTATCCCATATCAGTACCTCCTTCCACTATATACCCTAGAACCTAACATACCTATTCTAGATACCACTCAACCTCAGCGAGATCGCCGTCGTAGAGCATCTGCTCAACCGCAGCGAGATCCATCCCTCGCACCACTTGCGCGAACGCCGTGTCGCAGTCCAAGCAGTAGAGTTCCTCAGCCGTAGTCTGGTCAGGGAATAGATCCTCGTAGAAGTCGCTCAGCCAGAACGCCCGACCACCATCCTCAAAAGGTTTCAGGTTTGCCAGCACCTTCGCCGTGATGCTGATGCCACGAGGGTAGTCCGCTTCCTTTGCCTCGTCGCACTTGTGTCTGTAATACTTATTCTCTCCTGCCATATAGCACCTCCTTCTTGCTATGCCTTCCTACTATATACCCTAAACCCTAACATACCGCAAGATATTCTGCGCTGTGTGTGCCACAAACTTCTCGTGCTCCCCGCACTCGCACGGAGCGCAGTCCAAGCAGTAGAAACTCGTTGCCTCAGCAGCGTTATCCTCATTGACCACGATAAAGATATTCTTGGGGTGATCCGAATCCACCCGCACGCCTCTATCGCTCACCCAGAATCCAGCCACCACCTCGTCGGGGTAGTAGATCAGCGTGTCGCACTTGCTACAAGTCCTTGCCTCGTACATTGTTCCCTCCTTCCTACTATATACCCTAGACCCTAACATACCTACTTGTTGGCAGGGAATCGCTCCACGAGCCAGTCGTATGCCTTCTTAGCGTCCTCGTCCCCTGCTGCCATAGCGTTGCCTAGATGCCCTGCGATATTCACGATAGATCCGATCAGAGCACGAGCGTTGTCGCGTTGCTCACGCTCCACCACGCTCACAATGTTATCCCCAAAGAGAGCCGCCATCGTCGCGTATCCCTGCTTGTCGGGAGTCAGGTCAATGAATCCCTCGTTGCGTTCCTTGATTGCTGCGTCCTTCATAGCACCCATATCAGCACCTCCTTCTACTCTATACCCTAAACCCTAACATAGCGGTCGGGGGAGCCAGTCGCCCGACTCCCCCGATACCCCTAAATATAATCGCTCAACGCTACTACCTTCTCCATAGTCTCACCCCACGCGCAGCGGTAGTGCTTCACTCGTAGATCGCTCCACCCCTTACGCCACTCCACATATGGTCGGTTCTCCTGATCCTGCGGGTCAATCCCACGACCACACACATAGCAGTCTCGTGGCTCAACCTTGTAGGCATCAAGGTGCGCGATCCCACACTTCCAAGTGCGAGTCCTAGCCCACGCCCGACGAAAATCGTCAAGGGTATCCGCACCCTCATACGCCATCCACCGCTTGCTGATGTGCTCACGCCCATCAGGGAGCGTGGTTCTAATCACACCCCAATGCTCTGGCAGCGAAGTATTCCCCTTGTAGTATCCCATACCCTACCCCCTACTCTATCGGGATCAGATTGTCTGACCCTCACCATATACCCTAGACCCTAACATACCCCTATGGCAGCAGAGTCTGATACTCCTTTGGGCACTCCTTGTCGTACCCATTGCGCGCTCCGATCCAAGTAAGATCCTCGTGCTGAGCGAATAGTCGGGTGAACTGCTTAGTCCACCCCTTCTCGCACGCCTCGTCAATCTCCTTCTGAATCTGAACCAGTCGCTCGTCAATGCTCATATGCTCCTCCTTCCAACATATACCCTAAATCCTAACATACCTATTTGCTTATAAATATTGCGTAAATAATACCCTTATATACCCCTAAAAATCGCCCGAAATACCCTAGATATATCAACTCATAGGGGAGTCTGCTTCCCTCTACGAGCCAGTAGTGCCTCCTGCTCCATACGCTTCTGACGAGCCTTCTCCATCAGTTCGTTGTGGAGTCTAAGCGTACCCTTCCCACTCATTACCATACGGAATGAGCGTGAATCTACCTTCTTGTCTCTATTGCTCTTGTCGTAGTCCATATCCTACCTCCTCACTATATACCCTAAATCCTAACATAGCAGTCTAGGCATAATCCTAGCGTATAACAAGGCGACGCGCCCGACGCGCTTATTTGTGCCACCTTGTACCACTTCCTACCACTATATACCCTAAACCCTAACATACCGCCCTGTCTGGCGAACATCTGTTCTATTTGGTCTGACCCTAGAACCTAACACGCCT